TGGAAACTTGCAGATGAAAGCGAGGTGATGTAATGCTCAAATTGAAATGTTGCGGAACTGGAAGTAAAGGAAATTCTTATGCTCTTATGTCGCAAAACGAAACGCTTATTCTTGATGTAGGAATGGGAATTAAAGACATAAAAAAGATGTGTGATTGGAATGTAAAAAATATAGTAGGTTGCCTTATTTCACACGAGCATTATTGACGACCATTCTAGGTCATTAAACGATTTTAAGGCTATGGGAATACCAATTTATGCACCATATTTGAAGATTGATTATATGTCAATGGATATGGGCGGATTTACAGTAAAGCCCTTTGATTTAACGACAATAGACGGAAGCTGGACACACACCAATGCAGACGGAACACCTTGTCCGATATTTGGCTTTCTGATTACTCACAGGGAAATGGGAAGAATGCTTTATATAACGGATTGCGAACTAATCAAGTGGAAGTTTAAAGACATAAACCACATTCTTTTAGGTGTGAATTATGACAAGGATTTAGTTGATACCGACAATCCGAAAGCCAATCACGTTTTCAGAGGTCACTTATCCATTGATACAGCTTGTGATTTTGTTAGAGCTAACGATTCAGATAGCTTGCAGAACGTCATAATGTGCCATCTATCAAGTGAAAATGCTGATAAGGATAGTTTTATTGAGAAAATGAAAAATGCTGTAAATGAGGCGAATGTGGACGTTGCAGAACAGGGTAGGAGTTGGATTTTAAGGAAAGGAGATGAACCACCATTTTAAGCGATTGGAATGACATAAAAGAGCTGATGGATTGCTTTCCAAGGAGCGTTATTAACCATAATGGAGAGTTTATAGTACATATCAAAAGTAACACATATTTTATTTTAAGAGATTGTAACAACAAGAAAGATGTTAAGTGCAAGGTTTTAGAGTGGCTTTCAAGACCTGCTTACAAAACAGAACCATACAGTACAAAGCGAAATAATGATGAATTTCACAGTTTTATCCTTGCAGGGGTAAATGATTACCTCGGTACAGATTTTTCAGAAAAAGACATGGAGAAGATTTATACATACCTGGGTAATGCTTGCAACCACAAAAAGACATTGAAATTCATTGAAAGCGGCTACGATATGAGCATTTTGAAAGATGATTAAGAAAAGGAGATGAATGTCCGTTTTGAGGATATTGAAAATAAAGAAACCTATTGATGTAGACAAACAATTTGGAAATATAAGAATTACATCAATCAGATATTCAAACCCTATTGAAAACTCCAATAAGCGGGAACATTACACAGAAATTTCTTGTTGGTATGACAGAGATTGTGAAAATTGCCCTTGTGGTTGGGAAAGTAGAAGCTATGAGGGAGAATGTGATGATTGCGGGTGCATGTTTGACAGAAAAGGCGGCTTTGATGTTCCAACATGGAAGTGTATGCTGCCCAAGTGGATAAAACGATTATTTGCTAAGCACAAAGAAAAAAGTGCTCGTTTTAAAAAGGAGAAATAATACATGAACAAATATACAATAATATACACAGACATCAATGGAATTTTGTGTTCATTACAAATTGAAGCTGATACAGAATATGAAGCTATAAAAGAATTTAAGCTATATTATGTTTATAATTCTATTCATTCAGTTGAGAAACAAGAAAGATGATTAAAGGCAGAAAGGAGCAGTAATGCTGATATTAGCTATTTATATCATATTTATTATCGTTATATTTTTTGCAACGCTTGGGGACTATGATAATGTTGCAGTTACCCCAAAGCAGGTATATGAATGTACAGACCTAAATATGTTTGCTTGTACTTTAGTAACCATAATAGGCTTTTTATTAAACCCTTTGTTCTATATAGTACATTTTATTGACTGGCTATTACATGCCGGTAGAAAGGAGCAGTAATGGAGAGATTAACAGACAGAATTGATGATGTTCCAGATGGAGAATCTGGCGTGTGGGTAAAAAATCACGATTATATATTAGCTGCGGAAAAATTAGCTGATTACGAGGACTTAGAAGAACAGGGCAGACTTGTTAAGTTGCCTTGTAAGGTAGGAGATACAGTTTGGCAGATAATGGTTGTAGGAGTAAAGGGCAAAAATATTCAATATGGTATTTTTAAGGCGGTAGTCACAAAAATATCTGTTGATTATCAGATGAATTTTCTGCTTTCCACAATTACAGAAGATGAGGAAAGATATAGAAACGAAGTAACATCTACAGCAATTGGAGAGACTATGTTTTTTACAAAATCAGAAGCAGAAGCAAAACTGAAAGAATTGAGAGGTGGAGAAAATGAATGATTTGATTAGTAAATCAAAATTAAAGAATGAATTATCAAAAATTCCATCTGAAATGGGACTAATTAAAAAGGTGTGGGTAATGCAGGCGGTTGATAAGCAAAAAGCACAGGATAGCAACAATACCTGTAACTGCCAGCACAACAGTAATTCAAGAGACAGTGAGCCTTGTTGCAGATGTGATAGCACAACAACCAATGCCGACAGGATAAGAAATATGTCGGATAAAGAGTTGGCAGAGTTTATACAGAAAATGGAAAGCACTTGCTTTGTAGATTGTATAAGATATGCAGATAAAGACTGCGGGCAAGGTAAAATTTCTTGTAAAGATTGCCGAGCAAAAGCGCCAACAATACTTGAATGGCTTCAATCAGAAACGAAATAGGAGGGCGAACAATGAGACTAATTGACGCAGGCGAATTACTAAAAACTTTACAAAACTTAGAACCACATAGCGATAACGAAGTTTTTGAGCATGGAATGTTAAAAATGATGAGATATTATATGCCTCAAATTATCAATGATGAGCCAACCGCCTATGACGTAGATAAGGTTGTGGAGCATTTAAAAAAATTAAACAAGTATAATCTTAATTTAGCAGACCGCATGTTAGATATACAGTCAAATGGATTAGGTAGACATTTTATATGTTTAGAGGATGCAGTAGAGATAGTAAAGGCAGGTGAAGTAGATGGCAATTAAACCGATTTTATTCAATACAGAGATGGTTCGGGCAATCATGGACGGAAGAAAGAGTTGCACAAGAAGAATTGTAAAACCACAGCCTACAGCGCATTATGGGACACAGTGTATTAAGCCACCATATCAGCCGGGCGATATTCTGTATGTCCGAGAAACATTTATTCAAGCAGCAGCCCACATTTTTTGGTATAAGGCAGATGATAATTCATGGATATCAGAAGGCTTACGTTGGAAACCATCCATCCACATGCCGAAAGAAGCGGCACGTATCTGGCTTAAGGTTAAGGATGTGAGAGTAGAACGGCTGCAGGAAATAACCGTAGAAAGTGCTTTAGCAGAGGGAACAGATAAGTATATCCATCTAAATGGCAAGTTTGATGAAAACGCTATACTTACATCATTTATGGGTATTTGGAACTCCACAATTAAGAACTCCGACCTTGACCGCTACGGATGGAATGCGAATCCATGGATATGGGTTATCGAATTTGAACGATGCGAAAAGCCAAAAGAAGAAAACTAAACTGAAATTTACTTCCCGACATTAATATCGGGAACATAGGAGGAAACATGGAAGAAAGATATTTATTCAAAGCAAAGAGAGTTGACAACGGAGAATGGGTTGTAGGCGGATTAGTGAGATACGGTTTTAACGGCAAAGAAAAATATTATATTGTACCCGATTATGCATCAGACTTATACGCTATAGAGATAGACCCGAACACAATCTGCCGATGCACCGGCTCGAAAGATAAGAACGGTATTCTTATTTGGGAGAATGATATTGTAAAATATAAACATGGAAATTTTTACAAAGCATTTTGGCAGAACAATTATTATCAGTTCTCTTGGATTTGCATCAAATCAGATGTATTTTCAATCGGCGCTAAGTGGAATTTATGGAGCTTTAAGAGCTTTGAAATTGAAGTTATCGGAAATATATTTGATAATCCAGAGTTATTAGAAAGTGAGGAAAATTAGATGAATCGAGCAATCCTATGTGGAAGAGTGGTACGAAATCCTGATGTGAGATACGCACAGGGCAACAACGGAAGTATGGCAGTAGCAAGGTACACATTAGCTGTTGACAGAGCTTTTGAGAAGGGGGGCGAACAATCAGCAGACTTTATTAGCTGTATTGCTTTTGGCAAGAACGGAGAGTTTGCAGAGAAATATTTACATCAAGGCACTAAGATTATCGTTGAGGGCAGATGGCAGACAGGCAATTATACTAACAAGGACGGACAGAAAGTTTACACAAATGATTGCGTTGTTGAAAGGCACGAATTTTGTGAGAACAAGAATGGTACCAACGAGAACAGACCATTTAGACCTGAACCAGATAGTGCAGGAGATGGCTTTATGAGTATTCCTGACGGCATTGAGGATGAGGGATTGCCATTTTAAAAATGAGAGGTGGTGTTTTTATTGAACGCCGAGGGTTGGATTAAGCTACACAGGAAATTGCTTGATAATCCTGTCACAATGAAAGACACAGACCATTTGGCCGTATGGATATACCTGCTACTCAATGCTTCACACAACGAACATCCTGCCCTGTTTAAAGGCGAGAAGATAATATTAAAACCGGGACAGCTTATCACAGGGAGAAAATCAATCGCTTTAGCACTTCACATTGATGAAAGTAAAGTTGAACGAATTTTAAAATCTCTAAAAAGTGAACAGCAAATTGAACAACAAACAAGTAGTAAAAATCGGCTTATTTCCATAACAAATTGGGAATTTTATCAACAAAGTGAACAACAAAATGAACAACAAGTGAACAACAAACGAACAACAAGTGAACAACAAGTGAACACAAACAAGAATATAAAGAATGATAAGAATGAAAGAAAAGATATATGTCAAAATATCCTTGATTTGTTTAACGAAATTTGTTGTTCGTTTGGGAGAGCAAAAAATATCACAAAAAACAGAGCGGAAACAATATGTGGCAGCTTAAAGACATATTCTGTTGATGATTTTAAAAAGGTTTTTGAAAAAGCGGAACAGTCAGAGTTCCTTAAGGGCAATAATAGCAGAAATTGGTCGGCTAGCTTTGATTGGCTGATTAAGGAAGATAATATGGCTAAGGTTCTTGAAGGGAAATACAGCAAACAAAATAAACAGTCAAACAAGTTTTGTGATTTTCCGCAGCGGCAGTACGATTTCAGCAATGATAAAGAGTTAATAATTAAAAATTGTTAAAGGAGTGGTAAAGAATGGAAGTAGAAGAAATACTTAAAGGCTTAGAATTAAGTGGTGGAATTGTAATTACCGGCAATTCAAGAAGAGTCACAAATTTCTTAGCAGCTCTTAATGAAGCCACAGAAACCATTAAGAGGATTAATGCGGACGGATGTGCCGGATGCAAACATGAGGATGTTCCGCCACATTGTACGCCGTGTGATAAATGTAAGAGAAATTGCTCTGATTTTTGGGAAAGCGAGGAATAATATGAAAGAGAGCGAAGCGATTAAAGAGTTCCAGCAGAATATTGATATGCCATTTGGAAGTAACATATCAAGAGAAGCGTCTGAACTTGCAATACAGGCACTTGAAAAGCGGATACCGAAGAAACCTATTTTAAAAAATGGAGAAAACAGGAGCTTTGTTGACTATGAAAATGGATACGGAGAATACAAAGTAACAAAATGGCAAGATTGGGTATGCCCTATTTGCGGTTGGTTTGTAGGACAGAGATATAATCGGTCCCAAAACCATCCACACGACCAAAGGAAATGTAATTACTGCAATGAGTGCGGTCAAAAAATTGATTGGAGTGATAACGATTGAATTATCAAAACATAGCAAGAGCCAAAGCGATTGAACAGGAAAATAAAAAGCGACTGTTGAAGCTGAATCTAAAACTGAATGACAAAAGTGGAATATACTTCCTACTCCGAGAAGATGAAAACGGATTTAAGTATGCGTATATTGGACAGGCGGTGCACACACTTAGCAGATTGGCAAGCCACCTTGTAGGATATGAACAGCATATAGACCTTAGTTTACGCAAACACAAGCTGTATGACAAAGAGAAAAATCCTTATGGCTGGCGAGTTGAATTTCTGAATTTTCCAGAAAGTCAGCTTGACGAAAAGGAGAAGTATTACATCAAACTGTATGCAGATAAAGGTTATCAGCTTAGAAATGTCAGTTTAGGCGGTCAAGGAGAAAATCGTGCCAGTGGTTCAATAGGCGAGAGAAAAGCACCTAAAGGCTATATGCAGGGCATACAGCAAGGTAAAAAGGTGTTAGCAAGGGAATTATCGTCTATCGCTGAAAAACACCTTAAAATTGAATTGAGAGAAGATAAGGCTAACAATAAGGTGTCGCAGAAGCAGTATGAGAAGTTTATGGATTTAATTAATGTCGGAAATCGTGAGGTAAATAATAATGATGATTAAAAAAAGAGTGCGGGACGAGTATTCATCTTACGAAGCACAGCATGACGAATATAAAACACTTTGTTATTGCTCTAACTGTAATGAGTATTTAGGTGCAAAGGATAGTACATATCTGGAAAGCAACAATACTTTGAATAAGGATATGAAATTTTGCCCTAAATGTGGGGAACATGTTTAAAATTTTATTGAAAGTAGGTGAAAGTGAATGAGCAGTAAGTTACACAAAATACCGCATTTCAACACTTATGATGATATAAGAACTGAAATGCAAAGCGATTTACAGTACAGGCTTGCGAATAGAACAGATAAAACGTCTCTTGGCAGACCTTTATATTATCGAATAAATGTACAGTTGATATTAACACAGGAATGTCCTTATAACTGTCCGTTTTGTTTGGAAAGGAAGAACCCTATGCAGGGTGACAATGATTTTACGGCACAAAACGAATCGCTTAAAAAGATACTGTCGGAACATCCTAATGCAAGGCTTACAATTACAGGCGGCGAACCTGGGCTATATCCTAATCATGTATCAGAAATCGTTGATACATACAGACAGTATAGTAATAATGTGTTTTGCTCAATCAATACAGCAGGGTATTCAGAAAAAATTAACGGATTGGCACATATAAACTTATCTTATAACGATTATGTGCATAAAAGCCCTAGTGTTTTCCCGAACTGTACAGTTCAGACAGTAATCGAAAATCCAACGATTGAGTATATTAAAGATTTCATGGAAATGGAAGCCAATAATTTTTCATTCAGATTTTTAAGTGGTCTTGAAAAGAAAGATTATCCTGTAAAAATATGGAATGATTTACAGAATGATGATGATATTGATATTAATACCTTTAGAATTGGTGATTTCTTTGTATATGCAACATTTGACTATATGGGAAAACATGCAAGATTGACATTAGGAGATATGTGGCAGCAGAGAAACAATTATTACAAAGATGGATACTCAAATATTATTATTCATCCCGATGGAACTATTGGAATTAATTGGAGATAAGAGAGTGGGTGGAAACAATGCTAATTCCAAAAGTTAAAGCCGAAGAGTTTGAAAAATTCGGATTTAAGAAATGCAAGGGTGAATACGGCAAGAGTGGTTGTTATTATCTTTGCGTTGCAAGGGGCTTGAAAATGCTTTTCGTTAGCAATGTGCTTTTTGATGTTAATGATTGGAATGATTACGACCCAAGAATACATAAAGACACAAATTGCCGGTACAGAGATAGAAGAACATACCTTGATATAATTTATGAACTTATTAAGGCAGATATGCTTATAAGTGATTGTGTGAAAGTAGGTGATTCAGAATGACATTAGGAAAGCATATGGAAACATTAAGACCAACAAAGGCATTTAAAGTGGCATTTGACGGTTTAGAAGCAACTTTTAATTCAATGGGTGAACTGCCAGAAAGCATTTTAGATGCTGAACTTGTCAGAGTGACAAAGGACAAAAGCGGTGTTCTTGTTTATGAGGTAAAGGAGTGATTTTTATGTTTAAAATTTTGAGCAAAAAAGCATATGAGAAGCTCGTTATAGATTTGGATTATCAGAAAGGAATAAGCAAAAATCTTGAGAAAATCAATAAATCGCTTCAACAGAAATTAAGTGAAAAAAGTTCTGAATTTGTTGCACAAGATTATTGCCACATCTGCAAGAACCACTTTAATTACAAAGAAGAGAGTATTAATAGATTTGGTGATTGTATCTATTTGGATAAAATCGGTTGTAAATATTCTGCTAAATGTAACGGTTTTGTAGATAACACAGTAGTCAAAATTAGTTAAAAAATACAGAAAGGAATAGGTTGTGCGCACATAAAACCGAGGTTTCCTTTTGGTAGATTTAGAATGGATTTTAATAATTATTTTTGTGATGGTCAAATGAGTATATTTGATTATACGAGAAAACCTATCAGTATCACAAAGCCTATTCGTCTAATTGAGTTGTTCGCAGGCTACGGAAGTCAGGCGATGGCACTAAAGAGAATAGGTGCTAAATTTGAACATTACAGAGTAGTTGAGTTTGATAAGTATGCCATAGCAAGCTATAACGCAGTGCATGGTACGGATTTTCCTACAATGGATATAACTAAGGTTCATGCAGAAGATTTGAATATCTGTGACACAAATGCATTCACTTATTTACTTACTTACTCATTCCCTTGTACAGATTTATCAGTTGCCGGGAAGCAAGCCGGAATGTCTAAGGGAAGCGGTACAAGAAGCGGTCTGTTGTGGGAAGTTGAGAGAATACTAACAGAAATCAGAGATAGTAACGGAGAATTACCACAGATTTTGTTCATGGAGAATGTGCCACAAGTACACGGCAAGAAAAACATCAATGATTTTGAGAAGTGGTTGGGGTTTCTGGAGAGTTTAGGGTACACAAATTATTGGCAAGATTTGAATGCTAAAAATTATGGTGTTGCACAGAACAGAAACAGATGCTTTATGTTTTCGTTCCTTGGCAATTACTCATATTATTTTCCGCAGCCTATACCACTCAAAAAGAAGCTGAAAGACTATCTTGAGGATAATGTAGATGAAAAGTATTACATCAACAATGAAAAGGCTGACAAGCTGATAAAACAGCTTATTGACAACGGCACATTGCCAGATACAATCCCTAGCAGAGCAGAGCAGAGCAGAGCAGACTTGCGTTGACGGAAACTGTGTTGTTGAAAGCAGTTGATTTGTCAATTAACAATCCAAAAGAAAAGAGTATTTCTAATTGTATTTTGTCTCATTTATCAAAAGATGGAAACGCAATAGGAAAATATGCATCATTAAATACAGGAGTGATTGAATGGAAGTTAAAGTGATAGGTTCGTTTGAAAGCAAATTTGAGAGTACGAACCGAATTTACGATGTGGGGGGGTGCAGTCCAACATTGAGTACGATGCAAGGCGGAAATCAAGAACCGAAAATCTTAGTTAATCAGCTAGGATTTATGGATAGCGGAACTGGCAAACATCAATCTAATACAGTTTATAGTGAGAATGGGTTATGCCCGAATATCACAACAATCGAGGGTGGTGGTACACAGCAGATTAAAATATGTGAGCAAATTCCGTGCAAATTGAATAAAATGCCAGAAGGACATTTGGATAGCTTAGATAATGCCAAAATATGTGATGTTGATACGCCAACAGCAAGTACGGTAACATCACGGTATTATAAAGGAATAGGGGCGCACAAAGACAATATGTGCATAGTCGCTATGCGTGGTAGAAATCCTGATAATCCGTCTGATAGGACTAGTGGAAGTCCGACAGAACAGAGGTTAGAACCGAACGTAAGTGGAACGAGTAATTGTCTTACAAGTGTTCAGAAAGACAATCTCGTACTTGAAAGTAGTGTATTAACACCAAAACGGACGGAATATGGCAAGGCTATCAGAAAAGCCTATGAAAGCGGAGAATTACAAGAAAGCAGACACAATATGACAGAACTTGAGCCAAGAACAGACGGCGTATCTAACACTCTTACAACAGTACAAAAGGATAATCTTGTCATGGAAACTGTAAAAATCAAACAGGCAACAAAGGACGGATATATCGAATGCGAAGTTGGTGGGTGTTTTGACGCAAGCTACACGATGAATTTGGCTTTGGTAGGGAGAGATTGCAGAGATTTATTAAGAGGTTCAATTTCAAGGCAGAGTGTATCGGAGAGGGATATACGAACTGGAAAGAGCAAATTGACATTCTTAAGGATGAATGTGGACTTGAATATCAGATAAGGATGAATGATAAAAACGTTAGAATGGAGAAATAAAATGATAAAGTCTGAAAGCGATTGCCTGGATTGTGGGTTGCCGTGCAAGTATGAATTATGTCCACATTATAGGATTAAACGTCTGTATTGTGACAAATGTAAAGACGAGGTGGATAAGCTGTATAAATACGGCGAAGAAGAATTATGTGAGGATTGTCTGGTTAAGGAATTTGAAGTTGTTGAATTAGAGGAGAACTAAGTATGAAACTTAAAGAAGCTATTTTGGATTATCCCGGGGAGTGGGTGTATGTAGGGGCAGCGAGTGGGTATGTCTGTATCGGCAGGCGTGAGGAAGCCTTAAAAGGCTTAGAAAAGGAATCCATTGAAAGATATTGCAATCTGTCAATTAACACCATTCCGAAGTATGAGGCAAAAATGGAGTGGATTACAAAAAGGTGCCAAACTTTGAAAGAAAAGGCTAAAATCGACATAGCCTTTGGAAAAATGTATAGGCAAGCCGAAGAATACAGGAAAAACCTTATCTTATGTTTAACGAAGGCAAAAAAATACAGGGATAATTACATTGAATTTAACGAAAGAGAAGTTGTTGAGCAATACAATCAGGACGCACTTAGACCTTTTGGCAGGGTTTTTATTATTAAGGGTAATGAGAGAGGAAATTGGTTTTATGGGGAGAGTAAGAAATGAATAAAAATTATCTCAACAACGTAAGGCTAAGAGAACGAAGACTATCCGCCCACCAATGTTTAGCCTGTGGTAAACAGTTAGAAGAAGATTATACTTCTATATACTGTGAAGCGTGCCGCGAAAAGCGAAATAAAAATGCAAGAGAAGAGCGAAAATGGTATCAAGGTCACAAAATATGTCCGAGATGTCGCAGAATCGAAATAGGCCCAAGTGAAAGTTGCTGTCCAGAGTGCAGAGCTAAGTTGTGCGCAAACGTAATGAAGAACAGAAAACGTGAGCAATACAACGAAGAACATGCTGTTTGGAGTAAAAAAGCCTATGCAAATTGTGTTGAAAATGGTATTTGCACACGATGTCGCAAAAGAAAAGCTGACAATGGCTACAGAACGTGTGGAATTTGCCGTGAAAAAGACAGAGCGGCTAGGCAGGTAAGAAATAACGCACAGTTTAACCGAGAAATAAAAGAAAAACAAGGTTTATGTTGCTTTTGCAATGAGAAAGCCTTGCCTGGATATAAAGTATGCCAATTTCACTACGATATGTGCATTGACAAGTTAAAAGACCCTAAATGTGTTGCCAATAGAAAAAAATTAAAACTAAGGAGCATAAAATTTTGAAAACAAGAGAATGTATAACGTGTAAACACTTTTTAATCTGCAGCGGCAAGGAAAATGACAAGCCTTGCGTTAAGTACGAAGCAAGAAACAAAGAGAATAAAGAGAAAGAATAGGAGAGAATGGCTTATGAAGTTGTCGGAACTAACTAAGCCAGAACTTGAAAAAATCAAAGAAAATGCCAATTTTACTGATGAGGAATTGAGAATTTTTAAACTTCTGTCGCAGGATAAAAGCATAACCGATATTGCGGTGCGTATGTCCGCAAGCAACAGGACAATAAACAGGAAAATCAGTAAAATCAAGCAAAAAATTAGTAAGTTGGAGGTTTTAAATGATTAAAGTTACTCAAAACGGAGTAGATGTGAATATAGAAAATATAACTATTCCGGACAGCTTACAAAAGATAATTGCCGAAGTGATTGACAACAAATAAATATGTGTTAAAATGTGCCGTATAACGTGATAAATGCGGCACATTTTACATAAAGGAGGATTGACAATGGAATGTGTTGCGTATATGAGGGTATCAACGGAAAAACAAGCTGTTGAGGGCAACGGACTTGATAGCCAAAAAAGAGATATTGAAAACTATTGCAGGAAAAATGAGCTTGTAATAACAGATTGGTACATTGATGACGGTTACACCGGTGCTAATATGGATAGACCGGGATTACAAAGGCTTGTAAATGATTGCAGCCGGAAAAGAGTAAGTTGCGTTGTAGCCTTTAAGCTTGACCGATTGTCAAGGAATATGATTGACGGCATATACCTTATTGAGAAAGTGTTTCAAAAGTGCAATGTTACGTTTAAGTGCGTTCATGATAGTGTGAATTATGATAGCCCTATGGAGCAGGCTTACACGCAGATGATGGCTGTATTTGCACAGCTTGATAAAAATACTATGATGTTGCGTATGCGTGGTGGTATGCTTGAAAGAATAAAACAAGGCTATTGGATGGGTGGCGGCAATTTGCCTTACTGTTATTCATATAGCAAGGAACAAGGCATATTAATACCTATCCCGGAACGTGCGGAACAGGCAAGAAAGGCACTTGAATTATTCATATCCGGATATTCAGATGTGAAAATTAAAGAAATTTGCGGTTTTAAGTCTGAACTTGTCACAAGGAATATTTTAACCGGTATCGTTAATATAGGAATGATACCCTATAAGGGTAAGATATACCAAGGCAGGCACGAACCTATTTTTGACAAAGGCAGATTTAATCTTGCACAAGAACTGAGAAAAACTAGGGCAAAATCCAGGGCAACCTGTCAAACCGAACCTAATTTGCTGACCGGATTATGTTATTGCGGTGTTTGCGGATGTGCTATGCGTTACCAAAAGTGGACACACGAAAAGCAGAAGATATACTGTATGTCCCGAAACAAGTCTATGAGCTATTTGCCTAATTACAATGCTAATTGTAATAATTCGCTTGAGTGGGCGGATGACATAGAAAAACAGGTAGAAAAGGAAATCCTTAAAATATCATTGAATTTGTCATCATATAAGCCAAAGGAAAAGGCGACAAAACTTGAAATTATGCAATCACAGCTCGATAAAGAACAGACTAAGTTAAAAAGATTATATAACCTGTATGCTGACGGAAACGATACAGTTTTGGAAATGATTAAAGAATCAGAATCATTAATTAAAACAATGAAAGCTAATGTTCTATCAGAAAGTAAAAGCACAGCCAACACGCAGAAAAAAGAATTTGTTTACGAGAATATAAAAAAACTTGCCGACGTTTGGAATAACATCGACAAGAAAAAGAAAAATATGATACTTAAGACTATAATAGACAAAATTGTTATAGTCAATGGAAATATCGAAATTCAATTAAAAAATTTTTAGCACAAACTTAATGCCGTGCCTATGGCATATAGGAAGCGCTAATGCCGTATTTATCACGTTTTAACAACTGCATAATTTTAAAAATGTCGCTTATGTGTCATATATGTGTCTATTATATGTCGCTATAAGCGTCTTTTTTTATGCCAAAATTAAGCTAGAAAGAGAGGTAGTGCGAATGTTTTCTGATGAAGTTAGAGAAAAAATCTTAAGTAAAAAAGAATTACAAAAACTTGACTTAGTAACATTATCTCTTGTTATCCACGCAATTGAGGAAGTTTTAGAGGAGGCAGACAATGAACAATCCTTATCAAGCATCTATGATGAATAATCCTTATATGCAATCTCAAAATCCATATATGGATAGAATGAATTTTTTGCAAAATTATCAGCAGAGCTTACAGCAGCAGTCTATGCCACAACAGATAGCAGGCATTAACGGAAGAATAGTACAGGCAATTGAAAATATTAATGCTAATGAAGTTCCGATGGACGGCTCAATGGCATTTTTCCCGAAGCAAGATATGTCGGAGATATATGTCAAGGGTTGGAATGCTGACGGAACAATTAAGACGATTGTGTATAAGCCTTATACAGCCCCAAAAGATAGTCAGACAGTAAATTCTATGTCTAACGCAGAAAATGCTAAATTTACCCTATCAGACGAAAGCACACAGCTATTCCTGAATAAGTTTGAGGAATTATCAGAGAAAATAGGACAGTTGGAAGATAGATTTGACAAATCTTTAGGAGTACAGAGAAAAGCTTCAAGAACTCAAAGTAAAGGTGGCGATGAAGAATGAATCAGCAGTTAATTCAAGCTATAAATCAGCTTAAGTCAATTCGAAATCCGCAGCAAATGGCAATGAATTGCCTACAGCAGTCCGCTAAACATGGCAATCCAATGGCAAAAAACTTACTTAATCAGATAAACAGTGGAAACGTGCAAGGCGCAGAGCAGATTTTAAATAATTTTATGAATACACAGGGGATAAACCTTAATGATATTAAGGGAATGATGAATTAGGACATTTTGGGTGTGCGCACATAATGACCGGTTATCCCATTTGTTAATAAAATAAATGGAGGTAAACAAGATGTTTAATTCAAACGGAGTTAGTCTCGCAGATATTGCCGCAGTAACAGGCAATAACCGCAATAACGATGGCATGTGGGGCGATGGTGCATGGTGGATTGTAATTCTCTTAATCTTTGGCTGGGGAAATAACGGCTGGGGCGGTTTCGGTGGAAACGGCAACGGTACAGGTTATACAGATGCGGCTATTCAGAGAGGGTTTGACAATCAGGCAGTTATCAGCAAGTTAGATGGTATTTCCAACGGACTTTGTGACGGTTTCTATGCTATGAACAACAGTATGCTTACTGGCTTTAATGGTATTAACACAAATATCATGCAGACCGGCTATGGCATACAGCAGGCGGTAAACGCTGATACAGTTGCTAATATGCAGAACACCAACGCTTTACAGGCACAGCTCGCTAACTGCTGCTGTGAGACAAGAGAAGCCATTCAGGGTGTAAACTATAACATGGCAACCAACACTTGTGCTTTACAGAACACAATGAACAATAATACAAGAGATATTATTGACAATCAGCAGGCAGGAACGAGAGCTATTCTTGATTTCTTGACAAATGACAAGATAGCAACACTTACAGCAGAGAACAATGACCTTAGAAGAGCTGCTTCACAGGATAGGCAGAACGCACTTCTGACTACTGCCATGACAGCACAGACAAATCAGATAATCGAAGCTGTAAGACCTACGCCAGTACCATCCTTCCCGGCAAGCAACCTTTATGGATATGCTTATGGATGCGGATGTGGATGCAATGCAGGTTGTGGCTGCTAAACAGTTGAATAATCAAGTATCTTAATCGAAAGATTATGTCTGCTATGCAGTATTACGATGTTACCGACACAAATGTCGGGAAGATAGGGCAGACTATAATGTTTGCCCTTATTTTATGAAAGAGAGGTAAAAACAATGGAAATAACAGGAATTGCATTACAAACAGTTGCCGCCGGCGAAGATGTGGCATTTACAGAAACACCGGTATGTGGAACTAAATGTATAGTTCACAGACAGGGAAGCGGAATTATCAAGTTAAGAGGTATTACAAATCAGTGCAAAGCTAGATTTTTAGTATCTTATAGTGGAAACATTCAGATACCTACAGGTGGCACAGTAGAAGCTATTTCACTTGCCATTGCAGTAGACGGAGAGCCTTTACAGTCAACACGAATGATTGTAACTCCGGCAGCAGTTGAGAATTTATTTAATGTATCGGCACAAGCCTACGTTGATGTGCCTTGCGGTTGTTGCAGTACGGTAGCAGTACAGAATACATCTACACAGGCCATTGAAGTTCAGAACAGTAATTTGATTGCAGTAAGGGAGGCTTGATATTATGCATAAATGGGCTAAACAGATTATGGAATGTGTCAAGGCTAAGGTTGAAGCAATCGGATTAGATAGCTTTGAGGGGCAGAACCTTGACGATTTAAAAGATTTTACAGAAATAGCGAAGAACATAGCTTGTTTTGACAAAGATTACAGAATTGTTGAAGCTATGGAAAAGTCAGAAGATAATGAGGATATTATGCGTATGCTTGAACAGTACGAAGATTATCCGGACAGAAGATACTATGATGAATACCGCTATGCAAACGGCAGATTTGCACCAAAAGGCAGAGGAACACGCAGAGGATACGAAGAACCACCTTATTACCATATGTACCCAGAAAGGGATATGGATAGGGATTATGGCAAGATGTACTATACAGAGTCAATGTCTGAAAGTAATTACGACAGGGCAAAGAGAAACTACACAGAAACCAAGGAAATGCACAAGGCTAATACACCAGAAGATAAGGAGCATAAGATGAAGTCACTTGACAGCTACACTAAGGAACTTGCAAACGACATCACAGGTATGGTTGCCGATATGTCAGCAGAAGAGAAAAATTTACTTAGAACAAAGTTAAGCACTCTTGTATCTAAGATATGATTTTAAGGGCTATGGGTAGCAATATTCATAGCCTGTTTTATTTAGAAAGGGGCATACAGATGATTTTTAGTATTAATGGCACAATGTGGCAAGCGCAATATAAAAATTCAAATTCAAGTGAATTAAGGCGGTCAGACAACACCATTAGCTTAGGTGTAACTGACAGAAACACGCATACAATATATCTGTCAGACAAACTACAGGGATTTATGCTGCGCAAAGTTCTGATACACGAAATCTGCCACGCAATCTGTATGTCTTATGATGTGTATTTGCCTATCGAACAGGAAGAAATATTGTGCGATTTTGTAGCAACATACGGAGATAAAGTATTCGACATTGTTGATATGGTTTTAGGGGCAGTTAGGAGAGTGGGATAATGAGTACAGATGAGCTGTTAAAGATAATTCAAAGGACTAATCCGGATATGACAAAAGAGAGAATGTTGACCGAATTAAAAGAAAGCAAATACTCTAGTGTTGCACTTATTATGTCACTAGAAAGCAAAAAGTAGGCTCAATGCCTACTTTTTAGTTTTTGCCAATAGTTCATTGTGTGTTTCCATTAGCCATAGAAGTAATTTTTTGCTTCTGTCCTCGGATTCTTCTTCTTTGTAAAGAAAATGAGGCACAGGAAGTTCATAATCGCTACAAAATTTCATTGAAAGTTGTAGAACATCTTCCCAATCCCCACGATTTTGAGCATTTAAAATCTGGTCAAAGATTCCGTGCCAAGCTGTAACCATAGTTTTTCTCCTTTTTGCGTTTTTCTTGCACTCTTTAAAGTGCTAAATAAATACTTAAGTTAAAAAATCAATTTACATTCCAATATGGGTTATTCGGGGAAAAATTAAATTTAAAAATTACTTTACATTCCAATGTGGAGATATTCAAGAAATTAGTTAGATTATATAACATTGCTAACAATATGTCAAGGTTCTATACTATGTCATATTTTTTAGGGGCCATCTTCCCTTTATTAGTACCTTTTTCAAAAGGTTTGATGTACACCACTTTGCCTGACTTATAGTGCCTATAATGTCCTCTTACAGACCAACACTCCGCCACACGGACAATTTTCTTGCTTCTGATTTTTAAAGCTACTGTCGGGCTGTCTGTCTTGATTGAAACACCATTCAAGCGGACAATATGTTCCTTGTCTGAATAAAAATTATGTTCTGAATTGTGAGGACTTTTTTTCTTTCTATGTACTTCCTTTTGTTCAGGGTGTAACATTAAATAGTTAAGCCATAAAGTCACACCTAAAGCAGACATAAACAACGACGATAATTTTTTCTTGGTATCATTATCCTCTTTACCTTTAATTGCACCCATAATCTGACTTTTAGGGTCAATATAGTCCTCTATTTTTAAAGCTCCGCCTATTGCCATCTCACAAGGGAAAATGTATTTAGCAGAGCAAAGCCATACGGTGGAATTATCAGTCACTGCAATAGTATCTGCTTTAACAGTAATTGCATCATCTTCAATATCCGAACTAAATAGCACCATTCCTGATTCAGAACCATTTTTAAGTACAAACACACCCTCTTTTAAGATTGGCATAGCAGGTACTTTTCCAGGAATATTTTTCATAAATGATTCTACCTGCTGATACCTGTTAATATTAATTTCAATTTTATCCATATTGGTGGATTTTTTGTATAATTCTGTTCCTTTTTTATTGGCTAAATCAAAAATCTTCTGATTTAAGTTATTTTTCATCTTCTCACTCCTTTCAAAATTTTAATGTAAACTTTTTTGTACCCCCCCTAGGGTACTTTAACTAAATTACAAAATTCCTTTAAAAAAATCCTCAAAATTTGAACTGGATTTCAAAGCAATTCGTTCTCTTTTTCGTACATCATAAGTAAGGTGGCAGCAGTCATTTTTACAACCCTCTCTCCGGGTTCAAGTGTGAACTCCGTCTCCGGGTCATTCTCGATAAAATTATAATCCTTGTAGATGGTTATACCCTCTACATCCTGCACCACCACATCTAATATGAGATGGCTCCCCAATTCTTCTATATCCTGTTTGGCAGTCATAAGAAATTTTAATGCCGGCTTTATTCATAAATGCCACAAATTTTACCCCCTTTTCTGATGTAATTTGCGATTAAGGTATAAGCCGACGCAATATTAAAATCGTAAACGCCAATAACCGCTACAGCTTTATCAAATAAAGCAGCGGTATATTCAGGAACATTGCGGCGGATGTCCTCTCTCAAATCTGCAAGGGAATAACACTTGCCGAGAGTTTCCCAAATATAGGCACATTCGCCCTCTAACCCCATTATTTTGTTATATTCATCCAAAAAATCCCGGACGGAGTAACCTCTTACACCGGGAAAACGCTTTTTTGAACAGGAAACCGCCTCAAATTCAAATTCTTCCTTTTTGGCAGCAATTACCACCTGCTTTAAATTTTCAAATTTAATCATATTTTTCTCCTTAAAATATAATGTAAAATAAATTGATACCCCCTAGGTATATGTTTTCCCCAGGGGCTAAGTTAATTTTAAAATGTGGCAAAATTTCAAGGCAAAATTGCCCTGATTTTACCGCAAAAACAGGCTAAAAACTTTAGTGTCCTAAAGCCTGCAAGCGTTCAAAATCCCGTATTTATTATACACCGGGCAAGGCTGCCCGGTCAAGGTTTGAAACGCAAAAACCGCCGCCGGTATCGGTCCGGCTGGCATCCTCTGCGGCGGTTAATTTGCTTCTGTTCTTAAAATCTCAATGGCTTCTTGTGTTGCGTGTTCCCTGTACCATTTCCAAGGTTTCTTGTACGCCTTTGCAAGTGCGAAATCTTCGTGCTTTTCCGTTAAAATGTCTCTAACCTTTAAAAACGCTTTCCGCGCCTCTTCTAATCTGTTCATAATGTTTTTACCTCTCTTTATTTATTCCCTTACGGGTAAAGCAAGCCGGGGAATCGAACCCCGGAAGCGCCAACCTTGCTAATTATTAATTATTTGCTTTTTCTGCGTGCTTTGTAAGCTCTCTATAAAGTAGATTACATGCTGTTGCTTCTGCTTTATCATCTGTATATCTTACCTTTTCCTCTTCTGTCTCGTCTAAAATATCGGCGAGCCAATCAACGGCAGAGCCAAGGAAAATATCATCAGAAACAGGAAAAGCCGTAGGAAGTCCTGCCATCCAGTCACAAAATAGAGAATATTTGCTAATTCTTCCAGCTCTATACCGGCAATCATATTTAACTTTTTCGTTTTCAAAAGCCGTTAAAATATCTTTGCATATGTTGTTATAATCTGTCTTTGCTTCCTTGCCGCCATATGTATAGTATTCCTCTGCTGCTTCGTAACTCTCTATGATTGCGTTTTTAATTGCTTCCATTGTTTCTTTGCTGTTTGTTCTTCTCATTTCTTTTTACCTGTGCTATAATATAGCTACCTTTCTTTTTTTTGATTGGTGGCGGTTCGTTCTTGGTAGGCGTGCCGCCTTTTCGGTCTGTCATCATCAGAACCGGGAGACCATCCCCGGTTGACGCTCCGCCTGGAGCGTTTCGACTTATTTATTTTTTTTCTAGCCATTCCCCCGCCTTTTCTTTCGCTTCTGCTAAAGTGTTAGTGGAGCAAATGCGAGTCCAGCCGTGGAACTTCTCATTAAAATACATTAAATCGTATTTTTTGTTGTATTCATTTATCTCGCTGCTTCCTGTAAACCTTTTAACCGTGCAGAACTGTGCGCCGTTAATTTTAAAATTTCTCATATTTTTTACCTTTGCCCCTGTGGGGCTTCCTTTCTTTATTTCGTTACACTAAGTATATCATTGTATATGGCACAAAACAAGACGGAATAATCACTAAATATATGGCACAAAATATCGTTATTTTTGGTAAAAATGTATATGGCACAAAACAGCAGTAAAAGGTTGACATATACGGCACAAAGGTTTATAATAGACTATAAAACTAAAAGGAGGCTTTAAAAATGGAATACAAGACAAGCGCAGCACAGCGCAGAGCTAATTATAATTATGATGAAACACACGAGCGCGTTAACTGTCGCTTCGCAAAAGGCACAAAAGAAAGAATAAAAGCGCTCAAATACAGCGTGAATGATTTTATTAAATTAGCAGTAGTCGAGAAGCTGGAAAGAGAAGAGAAAATTTTGAAATAAGGCACAAAAAAAGTATTGACATATACGGCACAAAGTGGCATTATACAGGTATCAAAAGAAAGGACCAGCCGCAAAGGTTGGAAGGTGGAAATTATGAGATTATATTACACAAGCATTTATTGCAACGAGGACGGCTCCGGGTCTTTTTTTGTCCTTGAAAATGGTTTTTCATTAATAGTATTATTCAAAATATTTTTTGAGTAAAAAATTAGAGAAAGAAAAAAAGAAAAAAGACAGAAAGAAAAAGAAAGAAGCAAAGAAAAAGAAAGAAAGAAAAAATAAAAAAAGAAAGAGAGATCATAGCAAAATTTTTTTCTGGCTTGATTTTTTCAAAAAAAAGAATTATGATTTGGCTAAGATAAAACGAAAGATAAAACACGTTACAGACAGATAACAATCTGAAGTCTTGAAACGTGTTTTTTAATTTTTAGCGGAAGGAGTGGAAAGGATTGGAGAAAGCAGAAGAAACACCAGACGCGCCCGAAATATTTCAAAACGACATAGAACTTTATTTAGCACAGTTTTGCGAAGAATACAAAATTGAGGACATGTCAAAAGAACCACAAAGCCGATGGAATGCTGCATTGATGTATATTAATAAATATGTTTTTAGTGATAAAAGCATATTGAAGTTAAATAAAAATATTAATAAAAATAATACTAATTGTATTATGAATAATAATTTTAATATGTATGATTATGATAAAGTAGAGTATATATTATATATATATTATTATTTATGTGCTGTATATGATAAAGAATGTAGTACCATAGGGTTTAGCTTATTAACTGGGATTAATAGAGATACTATATTAGACTGGGGAAACAGCGAACGAAAACTAAGTACGAAAAGTTTCGGCGTTGCGGAAAAACTGCGCATTTTTCGTGAAGAAAGTTTATCTAATAAGCTTGCAACTGGCAACAAAAATCCGGTCGGAATTCTTGCAATACTTAACAGACATTTTGCTTGGAACTTGCCCGGTGTTAGCAGAGAAAACACTAATAAAACAGCTCTTACAGCCGCAGAAATACGCCAGCAGCTCCAAAATACCGCCGATAATGCTTTATTGTCTGACAATTTAGACCAAAAAGACCCATAAAACCGCCATTATTGACGTTTTAATGTCGCAAAATAAAGTTTTTGCGACGTACTAACCGAATGAATCAAGCATATTGATATATTTTATTATGTGGGTGTATTGCTACACCCACAACGGCAGCGCCTGGAGCATAGACGGGGGAGGGGGTTTATAAAATAGCCAAATATGCCGCCACTTAGTCCCTCAAATATTCTCAAAAATAAAAAAGCCTATATACATACTTGCAATATACATAACTTTTATATATAATACATATATCTACAATTCTGATAGGATAATCTATACATATTACCCCTTTATAAATAATTAAATAATAGCTCTATCGCCAAGTGGTAAGGCACAGCACTTTGACTGCTGTATTCGTTGGTCCGAATCCAACTAGGGCTGCTTAGCTGTTTGACAGCTAATACAATCCATAAGACCTCATAAAATATTATTTACCCATGCAATTTAAAGGTTGCCGGGAAGTTTCAAGGCTTCCAATGGGTTTAGTCCGTAATTGGGACATACGGACAGACGCATTTCTTCTCCTTGATAAGTTAAAATCAATCTGGTTGGGGATATAGTTTAAATGGCAAAACTTCTAATGTGGGTTCGATTCCTGCTATCCCTACTAGCCTAGAAATAGGCAAGTTTTTTTCATAACAACACCCCTTTTATGTGAAAATCAACCCTACAGTTGTAGACCGTTAAAGGCGGTATGGTTTTGGGGAAGCGGCAACGATTGGCGGTGTTGCGGCTGACTGTAAATCAGTTCCCACGCGGTAAACAATAGAGGTTCGATTCCTCTCTTCCCCATTGGCGATGTTGCCAGTACACCCCTAGTGTGTTTATTAGAGAAATGCAGGTACTAATTAATATTCCGGATAAACTTAGTGCAGGGAACTGGATTGAGCCGCTTGCGGCTGACTAAAAAATCCTTGGGAGGCGATAACCAAGTAAAAAACCACCGCTTGCCGATATGGGATAATGGTATTCCAGTAGCTTGCTAAGCTATCCAACAGAAATGTTGTTCGTGTTCGATTCACGATGTCGGCGTTTGGGTTCACGATTGTTAAACCTTGCTTCACAACCTTATAGGTCAAAATCGTTGTAAAAATGTGATGTTTCATGTGTAATCTGTACGCGTGAGTTGATGTGTGATGGAATGGGTAAACATTAATTGATGGTTAAGAAAACGGTGTGCATCAAGAATTGCTATTAACAAGTCTGGTAAATAGCTGTAAGCAATTACACCAATAAATCCGTTAGAAAATAAAAATCCATTTATCCCTATTCGTAGGTGCAGACTAACTAACGGAATTTCATGTGTGGTTCAAATCCACACCACATCAATAGCTTTCGGTTTAAAGAGTGTAGCCGGAAATGGTAGAAAAAGCCCATTTAAGTGAGACAAAGGTAGCAACAAAAGTCACTTGTGTTGCAGACGATTGCTACTTTGTCTGCAATAACGGATAGTAGTTCAGTTGGAAGAGCACCCGCTGCGGTATCAGTAGCAGAGGGAAACCCACAGGTTCGAGTCCTGTCTATCCGATTATCAAAAATAAGGAGATATGTCTATGGCACAAGGAGTTAAAACACGGGACATTGATAAGTTCTCGGAGGGTGTAGCAAAATACTTAAACAGGGAATGTAGCCAGGTTAAGGCAGCAAAAATAGCCGGAATGAGTGTTCCGACCTTTATGAAGTATGTGAATAAATTTTTAACTGGCGAGGAATTACCGGACACACTGTTTAAGGCAAAGGAGAAATGAGAAGCATGTGCGAATTTTGCAGACAATGGCATGACGAAAATACAATATGCGGTTCTAAAATCAAAATTCATAAATGCGCAAAAGAAACTGAATTGACAACCGCACAGATTATGAAAAGTACGAATGATAATAAACCAAGTGTTGTTATTTTTTTAAGGTGGTGTAGCTAAAGGGTATTTTGAAATTGATTATTGCCCTATGTGTGGTAGAAAGTTGGTGTAGTAATGGCGGAACCTTTAAGTAAATTAGCAGAAAAATGTAAAAGTTGCCCTAAATCTGAAAAATGCGACCATAAAAGAATGGAGTTATGTGCTTTAGCGGATTTGCCACCACAAAATCTTGCAAGTGCTACACAAGGCATTTTGACGGATGTGGCAATGCCGGTTTTGAGGGAAGAAATAAAAAGCCATTTAAGCCCATTTAGGTACAAAGATGAATTGGAAAAAGCACTAAATGATTCCCGTTTTGGAAATATGTTTATGAATGGTGCTTAGAAAGGTGGCGCAACAATGAATGAATTTTTAAAATTTTTTGATGATAAAACAAAAGATTTTCCAATGCATCTTAAAATTACTTATAGCAAAATATGTGATTGGAATATTTTGATTTACAAAAAAGGCTGCGCCGATTATTACCCTAAAGCTAGACATGACGGTGGAGATGTAATAATTGTCGATGAAAGTAGTTGCGACATGGAGCTTTGCTTTGCTAAAGTACATGTAAAACTGAAAGAATGGCTTTTGGAATTTAATGGCGGATATTAAGGAGGTAGAATGATGATTAAAGAAGCATTGCTCGAGTATTCAAGCAAGGGAGCTATCACGCTATCATTTGATGGCGAAATGGTAAGGGGAGTAGTAAGCATTGATAAAATATCAAGCAATTCGAAACTTTATCCAGCTGATTTTGCAAAAGAAATCCAAATAACAGTATTAGCAAGAGAGATTAAAGAAAAACTGCCAGATGGAGAAATAAGGGATATATCAGAAATATAGGAAGTTGGTGGAAGAATGAGTAATATACATAAATTCAAAGTAGAACCAATAGAAGGACACAAAACATGCGCTAAAGTTACAGTTGATGGCCAACAATGCTTATGCAGTTCGTATAAAATAGAGCATTATGCCGGAAGCCTTCCAAGGGTTGATATAAACCTTATTGCCGACGTGCAATATGAGCAAGATGCAGAAATCAACATTGTAAACTTGCACGAAATAGCTTCACTGATAGACAAGAAAACATTTAAGGAATTTTGCAGAGTTTGGGAGGAAATTCACGATGAAGCATAGCAAAGAATGGCACACTTGCGACAGGTGCGGTGCAGAAATAACAATAAGGTCTATATTCGAAATTGGCAAGCAAATAACTGGCAGATATACCGAGACAATTCCAAAATTCGATGATGATGATAAGTGGGCAGAGATTGAAGAGGTGCATAAATTTTTCTTCATTGGTCGGAAATACGAGCTGTGTCCTAAGTGCAGGAGAGATTTTGAGAGGTTTATGAGGAATAAACAGGGATAAAACTGCCATATTGACAGAAGGCATAAAAATAAATTGTTAGGAGTAATTGAATGAAATTAAAGGTAAAGAAAAATATAATAGTTTTACCATTCATGAAAGGCGATAAGTATTATTTAATACAATTTAATTATAGCATAACAGAACGCGAAAACAGGTATGACCATGTTACAAATAGACCTATTGCTTTTGCAAAAAGTAAAATTTCTGGGTATCAAATAATTGAAAGAGAATGGACATCTTATTGGGAAATTGTGCAAGCCATTGAACATAATTTAGTTGGAAAAGAATATTTTATAAGCGAAGAAAATGCGATTAAAGCAGCAGAGGAAGAAATGAAAAAAGGTAAAGTATCGCAGGCGGTTTTATGAAGTATACAGATACAAAGATTTGTAGTGGACATAGCCACAAACTAAAACCTTGTGAGTATATAATGAAATGTGACCTTTGTACTGGTCCCTTTGTTGATACGAACGGAAATGAACAATATGTATGCGGTCGTGGAGTTACAGACTTTAAGTGCAAGAGAGACAATCCGAACTGGAAGCCTTTGACCAAGAAACAATTTATTGAATTATACAAACAAATGACGGACAGGACAAATATAAGCATTGGAGAATTGCTTGAAAGAGCAATAATTGACGGAATTGTGGAGGGCAACAATGATGGAATTTCAATACAGAAAAATGGTACAGGAGATAGCTGATATGACATTAGACAACGCCACAATCAACAATATTCCGTTTCGTGAATGGGTTGATAACATAAGCAATGCTTATGCAAATAAAAAATGCAACTTGACTTCCTGCCGATACAACAAAGACAACAAATGCACAAATGAGGAAAAGAGAACAGAATGTGTTGAGGTGTCGGAAAAGGTATTATGCGTTGATAAGAAAATATTTAAAAAAGTTGATAATGTAAAGTATATCGGCGATGGTGATGGCAAGCCGATAGAAACATCTGAATTGCACGATATGACTATTGGCGTTGATGTTTCTGTTGAGGCAGTTAATGAGTACGCAAAATCAATCTTAGGAAGATACCCTAAAGACAATATGGAGTTTTCAAGAGCTTTGGAAATGAAAATCCTAGAGGAAGCAAAATCATTAGCAAATAGCGTGAGAAAGGATTGAGATTATGAAAAAGAAAATTATAGCAGCCGTATTAGCACTGGCATTGTGTTTTGGAATGTCAGGATGCACGAAAGGCGATATTAAGCCTGAAAGCAGTAAAATTGCAAATAAATATATAAATTTAGTGAGAATTTATAGAGATAGGGGAAAAGGAACTGAAGTTCTCTATGATAAGAACACTAAAGTTATGTATTTTGTGGTAAACGCATATAATGGATTTGCAATCACGCCTATCTATAATTCGGATGGAACAGTTAAGTTATATGATGGAGAATAGAAATTATGAAAAAATTTTTAAAACTATTTATAGCTGCCACTATTATTGCTGCTTGTGCAATCGGGATAAAACTTTTTTGGGATTGGGCTAACAAAACTGAAAAATACGAATGTGAAATAGAAGAGATACAAAATGGAGTTTATGTCAGATACCAGAGCACAGTTTCACGCGCCCCTGCTCACAACTATGAGATAATCACAGTTTGCATAAATGGACAACTGATAACCTACAAGGGAAGCGTTGAATTTATTTTTACAGAAAATGAAAACAAAATTGAAGACACAGAAAAACCTAATATAGTTCGCAATGATAAAGTTATTGTCTATACTTCAAAAGACAGTGTTGAATACTTGGGGACTGTAGGAATTGGCAAATAAATATATTACCGGCTAACGAATAGAGTTAGTCGCTACCCTAAAACAATTATAGGCAGAGGTCTATAAGGCACTTCTGCTAAAAGCGGAGGTGCTTTTCTTGAATCCTGAATTAGAATCATTGATAAATGATTGTGAAAAATACATTACCCAAAACGGAATAGATGAAAATGCTATAAATGCCTATTGTGATGTGTGCCAGTTGGCTAAGAATGAGAAAGAAACTGACACTATGCTTAGATGCACGAATAGGGCAAAAAATCTTATTAGCAGCTATTGCAAGGCACAGTTTGCCGGCAAGGACATATGGGATGTAGAAAAGGTTATACAGGACAGCGGAAGTGAATATGAACTGCTTAATCAATTCTACGAAATGTTGAAATTAGAATCATATTACCGGCTTGAAAGTTTTATTTACTATATGGAACGCAAGCGGTCATGTGAAAAGAGGTTTTACTATCCAAGGCGAAAGACATTAAAGATAGTTTTACAAGACTTAGAGGACCTAGAAAACAGAAAAATCAAGTTTTACGGATTGTCAATGCCATCAAGAGTTGGAAAGTCCACTATTTGTATATTTTTTCTTTCTTGGATAGTACTACGCAGACCGAACAGCCATTCAGCAATGGGCGGCCACTCTGGAATACTTGCAAAAGGCTTTTACAAAGAGCTTATGAACTTATTCACTACAGAAGAGTATACATTCTCTGAATTATTCTACTTTTGGAATCCGGAATATGCAAAAAAACCACTTGTAACAGACAAAAGTGCTGATGAATTTACAATTACTCTTGGAAATCCGGATAGATTTGCAACAGTTACTTGCCGTGGCATTGATGGAACCTGGACTGGTGCAGTTGATGTATCAAAAGATGGATATTTGTATGTAGATGACTTGGTAAGAGATAGAGAACATTCATTGTCGCCTATGCGAATGGAAAATACTTATCAAGAATATCTAAACAAAATGGTTGACCGAAAAAACGATGGGGCAAGAGAACTTATGGTTGGTACATTATGGAATGTCCTTGACCCATTGGAACGAATGAGAAAACAATACGAAAATGACCCACAATACAGGTTCAGAAGAATACCGGCACTTGATGAAAATGACGAAAGCAACTTTGATTATGAAATAAATGGCTTTTCAACAGCTTATTACAAAGATATGAGAGAAAAACTTGATAAGGCTGAATGGGAAGCTAAATTTATGCAGCGCCCTTTTGTACGAGAAGGACTTCTTTTCCGTACGGATGAACTAAGGTACTTTAACGGAATACTTCCGGATGGAGATTTCCGAAGAATAGGAGTTGTGGATGTTGCCTGGGGCGGAGGAGACAGCTTGTCAATGCCGATTGGGGCAGAATATGAAAATGGTGATGTTTATATTTACGATTGGGTATTCAACAAAGGACCGAAAGAGGTAACTATTCCTCTTGTTGTTGGACGAATTATCGGGAATGAGATTAGGCAGACGAGATTTGAAGGCAATGTCGGTGGAGATTTGTATTGCCAATATGTAGATGAAAAATTGCAGGCACAGGACTATAAATGCTCTTGCACAAGCAGAAAAGCGCCGAATAAAGTTGAAAAGCTGTCAAAAATTATTGCATATTCTGGAGATATAAAAAGAAAATTTATATTTCTTGATAGCCATAAAATCACACAAGAACAAATGAAAAAGGATGCAGATTTAGGAATTGTTAGATATAGAAGAAATGAAGAATACCAAACGGCTATGGATGAATTAACAATGTTTGTTAGCATTGGTGGTAATGAACATGATGATGCTGCGGATGGACTTACACAGCTTGAAATGTTTATAGAAAATCCAAATGACGTAGCAAGAGCTGAAGCGACAGAAAATCCATTTAGGAGGTATTGATATTATGGTAACAAAGGAAGTTTTATCACAATATTCGGATTTACAGGAAGAAGTCAAAGAAGTAAGGCTAAAGATAGAACGGCTTGAAAGAGATATAAGCAAAATTGAAGCCGGGGAAACTGTTGTAGATTCTGTTTGCGGTGGGGATGGCGGTAAACAACATTTTAAAATTGAGGGCATACCATTTCCAGAGTATGGCAGGAAGAAAACACTTCTATATGCAAGAAAGGCCACGTTAAAGCTGCTTGAAGATGATTTGTTGGAAAAAACCAATGAAGTCGAGGAATTTATAGCGAAACTTGACGATAGCAGAATGAGAAGAATAATCAATCTTAGATTTTTAGAAAATAAAAGCTGGGTTCAGATAGCACATATTATAGGCGGAAACACAGAAGACAGTATTAGAATGGCTTTCAACCGGTTTATCGAACAAAAATAATAAAAGTTGTTCGATTTGTTCGGAAACAATATTGTATTATTACGATGAAAGTACTACTCCATAGACAATCTTTAAAAAGTATCGTCACTTAATTGCGGCGGTGCTTTTTATTATGCAAAGAGGTAACAGAATGGATTTTTATAGCAACAAAGACAAATCAATTATATGTCCTAACTGCCACAAGTTCTTAACTAAGGCAGATAGCAAAGACCCAAGGACACATAAATTAACGTGTGGACATTGTGGGAAATGGATATGGTATGTGCCAAGCGATGAAGACAGTTTCCAGATTAAAGAAATACCAAACAGCAGAAGCTCAAGTGGTATGACATTTTATTAGGAGCAAGATATGAACACAATGTATTTTCAAGACCTTGTTAGAGGCTGTTATGGTAGAAAAATTGCATACACAAATGTAGATACAATAACTGCTAACAATGTTGTTAAGGTTATTGGAGGTACAATCGGAGTATTTTATTGGAATAAGCCAGTTATCAAGTATCTGTGGCATTACTACAAGGGCGACCAACCAATATTATACAGGCATAAGCTGACTAATGAAGATATTACAAACAAGATTGTTGAGAATCACGCATATGAAATTGTTCAGTTTAAGGTAGGACAAACATACGGCGAGCCAATCCAATTTATTAGCCGCAAAGATGATGAAGCTATCAATAAGGCAGTTGATATACTTAATGATTTTATGGCGGATGCCAATAAGCAGGAGAAAGATATTAAAGCTGGAGAGTGGCAGTCTGCAACAGGAACATCATTTAAAGCAGCACAGCCTAAAAATGGAGATGTGCCATTCAGAATTGTAGCACCTACGCCCCTTAATACTTATGCTGTTTATAATGAGAGTACTGAAGAACAGATACTTGTTGTGCAAGAGCTTAAAGACGAGGACGGAAACTGGTACAAGATGGCATTTTCCGACACTATGTCATTCAGAATTGTTGACAGCAAAGTAGTTGAAGCAAAACTACATACATATGGCGAAATTCCTATTGTAGAGTTTCCTAATAACCATGAAAGAATATCTGATATTGAACTTGTTATCGGTATGTTGGACGCAATTAATAATATGCAGTCCAACAGAATGGATGGCATACAGCAGTTTGTTGAGTATTGGGTTAAGTTTGTTAATTGCGAAATTGACGAAGAGAACTTTAAGAAAATGAAAGAAAATCACGCATTGGTTGTTAAGTCAATGAATAAAGATAACAAGTCTGACGTCGATATTATGACACAGGAGCTTAATCAGACCCAATGTCAAGTTGCTAAAGATGATTTGTGGGATAATACATTATCCATATTGGCTATACCAAACAAACAGGGCAACACAGGCGGAGATACCCAAGGAGCGGTCGAGTTAAGAAACGGATGGGATTTCTCTAAGACAAGAGCAAAACTGAAAGACCCTATTGTTAAATCGTGCGAAAAGCGGTTAGCGGTAGTAGTTCTTAATATACTAAGACTTGCCGGAAATGACTTAAAACTGTCGGTTAGAGATTTTGACGTACAAATAAATCACAGTCCACAAGACAATATGTACACTAAAGCACAGACACTTACAGTGTTGCTTCAAAGTGGCATACATCCACTTATAGCAATTAAGACAGTTGGTTTATGGGGAGATGCAGAAAAGACATTCCTTTTATCAAAACCATATCTTGATAATATATACAAGACTATTGATGATGTGGAAGAACAAGAAAAGAAAGCACAAGAGATAGTTAATCAACTTAATAATAATCAGCAAAATAAGGCAGTTATCGAATAATCGGTAGCTGTTTTTATTTTATAAATTTTGCACCTATGCGTGAAATAGGAGAAATCACAAGTTGAGCAACCAACGTAAAAAAGCGTAGTGAATCGGAGGTAATTATGACAAGAGAACAGGCAAAACAGAACCTTATTTTAATCGGAGTTGTAGAGCCGACAGACGAACAGGTAAGCAATTATCTGAATCAGGTCAATGGCGAGACAAAGAAAGAAAAAGACAGAGCAGACGGCTACAAGGCTAAAGCAGACACAGCAGACAGCTTACAGAAGCAGCTTGATGAAATACAGGCTGGCAATCTGACGGAGCTTGAAAAGGCAAATAAAGCCTTAGATACAGCTAATCAGCAGATAGCCGATTTACAGAAATCTAACGCTATCAGAGACCAGAGGGAAGCAGCTATGACTAATTTTAAGATTACTGCTGAACAGGCAAAGACAGTTGTTAAAGATGATGGAAGCCTTGATTACACCGAACTTGGCAAAATTATGTCCGAAAAAGAAACAGCTGCGGCACAGGCTAAGGAACAGGAGATTGCAAAACATCAGGATATTCCGGGCGGCGGCAGTAATAAAAGCGGTGCAGACAACAAGACAAATGCCGAAAAGATAGCAGAAAGCCTTATATCTAATGCACCTAAGAACAATGACGTTTTATCACATTACATTCAGTAATAACAGGAGGTAAAAAATGGCAAAGGAAATGAATATGCAGTATGAAAAAACTTCATACGCAGAGGATGTTCAGATTTTAAAGAGAGAGCCTAACGAAGCAATCCCATTAACGCTTGATTTTTCAGCGGTAACAGAAAAGGACGCTAATGGAAAGAAGATTGTAAAGGCTGGTACACCAGTAAACAAGTCAGGTGTGGCTGATAATACAGCAACAGCAATCGGAATCTTAAGATTTGATGTAACAGAGGATAGACCACAGGGAGTAGTGCTTAAGAAAGCATACCTTAATACAAAGGTAGCAGAAGCACACTCAGGCGTTACATATGACGCAGCGGTTAAGACGGCTCTTCCAATGATTGTATTTGAATAATAACAGGAGGTAAACAGATGTTAATTAATGAAGTATTAGACAGTAAGTCTATCGCATTATCAGCAACAGAAAACGCTAGTAATCAGATACCTTATCTTGGTTTACAGTGGTTTCCGGAAAGAAAGAAACAGGGACTTGATTTGAGTTGGATTAAGACGCATAAAGGACTTCCAGTATCACTTGCACCATCCAACTTTGACACAATTCCAACTCTTAGAGCTAGAGGCGGATTAAGCAAGGAAAAAACACAGATGGCATTTTTCCGTGAGGGAATGACAGTAGGCGAAGAGGAAATGCTTGAAATCGAGCGTATTCAGTCTGCTGACGACCCATATCTTGCAAGTGCTTTGGCAAGCGTATATGACGATACAAATAATCTTGTAAGCGGTGCGGAGGTTGTACCAGAGAGAATGAGAATGTCACTTCTTGCAACAAATGCAGGCCATCCAGTAATTGCTATCGAGAGTGATGGCGCTCAGTATGCCTATGATTATGACAAAGACGGCTCATACGCAAAAGACCATTACGCAAAACTTTCCGGCACAAGTATGTGGAGTGATACAGCTAATTCAAAGCCACTTACAGACCTTAACAATGCAAGAAAGAAGTTGCAGAAGCAGGGCAAGATTGCCAGATATGCACTTATGAACAACAATACATTCCAGTATCTGCTTGATAATGCACAGATAAGAAACTCAATACTTGCACAGAACCTTACAGCAACTATTGAGGTCGATGACGATACTGTTATTTCAGTAGTACAGAAGAGAACAAAACTCACTATCGTACTTTACGATAAGATGTACATTGATGATGATGGCAAGGACCAGTATTTCTACCCTGATAACAAAGTTACACTTCTTCCAGAAGGCAGTCTTGGCAGTACTTGGTTTGGTACTACACCAGAAGAAAGAACTGCAAGACAGGTAGCTGATGTAGATGTAACAGTATACGGCACAGGTATCACAGTTGCTACAAAGACAGAGTACGGACCACCTATGAAGATGTCAACATTTGCTTCCGAAGTTGTGCTTCCATCATACGAGAATATGGATAGCACATTCGTATATGAGGTTCATAGCGAAGGGAAGGAGGTGCAACTATGAAATATCCACATATAGTGGTTCATAATGGCAAATGGTATAGTGCAGGCGAAGAAGTCCCGGAAAATAACAATTCCGGGGCTTCTTTTGATTATAGCAAGACAACCATTAATCGTATGTCTACATCTGATTTGCAGGCATTTGCCACAGAACAAGGCATAGACAATGCGGAAGAACTCACAGGAGCAGAATTAAAGAAGCTGTTAATTGAGAAATTAGGATTATAGGAGCTAGTTATGGAATACACCACATTAGAACAGGTCAAAATTAGACTTGGACAATTTCATATTGATACAGTCACAAATGATGATGAAACAACATCTGATGTGGTGGTGTTCGATAACAAAGAAGATAATCCGATAATCGAACAGCTTATTAAGCAAGCTACAGAGGATGTAAAGGCAAGAAGAAACTACCCCGACAGCTACACAGATGAAATGATAACCGAAGATTTGAAAAAATTTGAAAGCGTTATCGTTAATCTTGCGGTCTATGACCATTCACAGGCAGGCGAAGCATTTATGTCAAGCTATGGCGAAAATGGTGTAAACAGAACTTGGAGAGATAGAGATAGCTTATTTGTTGGGGTATTTCCATTTGCCAAAGTTTTGTAATCTAGCCTACAGGGCATTACAAAATATTAAAGAAGATTGTGCGTTACCAATATGGTAGCAGGCGGCACACATTAAGGGTGGTGGGCGGTGTGCCTATTAATAATTACAGGAGATATAAAATGAAAGAATTTTTATTACAAACTTATACCGTAGTATTACCGATATTACTTGGCTATATAGTTTGGCTTCTGAAACAACAGAAAAAGGACAAAAACGCCAATAGTAAAGGCACAATGTTACTTTTACGAGTACAACTTATCGAATATCACGATAAGTACATGAAACTCGGTGAAATACCATCCTATGCTTATGACAATTTTGTCGAAATGTATAACGCATACCACGCATTGGGCGGAAATGGAATGGTAACTAAGATGTATGACGAAATACAGGAAATTCACTTAAAGAATGGAGGTAAAGACTAATGGAAATTATGCAGGTATTAATCGCAAATATGACAATTATCTTAGCGATTGTCGGAGCATTAGCTTTTGTGGTGTCTGTAATTACACAAGTAATTAAAGGCATTGGAGTATTCAATAAAGTGCCTACGGATATTATAGTATTTATTTTGTCAATCGGTATTACTGTAGCGGCATTTGCTGCCTATATGCAGTATATTCAGATGGCAATACTGTGGTACATGATTCTTGCGGCAATTATGGCAGGATTTGTTGTTGCTTTTGTGGCAATGTACGGATGGGAAAAACTGTCTGAATTATGGAAGCGTTTCGGCAAGGACGTGAAGTAAATGCTTGACATTAATAAGCAGGATATGAAGTATTCACTTCAAGGACAGACAGTAACTATTTACGAAAAAGATGATGATGGCAATATCCTTTATTACACTGATAATGACGGAAACCCTTATCTTGATGAAGAGGGGAATAAAATGCCTAAAGTCCTTGAAGAAAAGATAGGTTTTTCAGAGCCGGTAGACTTTAACGCAAATATAGCCTTTAGCGGTGGGGAAGCTCAAACAATGGAATATGGCTTTAATTCATCCGATTTCGATGCTGTCATCCTCACGGATAAAGGAAAATATCCTTTTGAAAAAGGCGACCTTATATGGCTTGATAGCAAGCCCACATACACACTTGATAGTCTTGTCGATGAAACATCGGCAGACTTCACTATTGTAGGCGTAAAACCGGCATTACATTCAACTAAGTATATGCTTAAAGCAGTTGTAAAGTAGGTGTGATATGGCAAGGCATACAATTAATATATCCTTGTCTGAAAACTCTATAAATGAAGCTATCAGACAGCTAAAACAATACAAGGAATGGATTACTGAAAAGACTTACCAACTTGTTAAAGAACTTGCGGAAGTTGGAATACCTGTCATAGATGAAAATATGACAAAAGCAAACTACACTTACGATGCAGAAGGTATCAGAAGCGGTTCTGACACAAACCATTACACATGCGTCAAACTCCGGTCTTTTGGTGGCTACAATGAAGCGATACTGATTGTAGAGGGCAAAGAACTTATGTTCATTGAGTTTGGAGCCGGTGTTCTTTACAACGGAGAAGCAGGTACAAGCCCACATCCAAAGGGCGAGGTAAATGGTATGGTAATCGGTTCTTATGGCGAAGGACACGGCGTTCAAAAGATATGGGGATATTACGCAGACAGCGGAGAACTCATTCTTACACACGGCGTAGAAGCACAAATGCCTGTTTACAAGGCTGGTATGGAAATAATTCAAAAATACACAGAAGTGGCAAGGAGAGTGTTCAGCTAATGGCAAATGCTAATGATTGGGCGACAGACCTTGAAAGTACAGTTGTAGCACTTGTCAAGACTAAGAGCCTACCACAGTTACAAAAGAAATATCCTAAAATCAGGATAACTGACGAGGGAGAAAGCAGCGGTTCGGCAGTATTCCCTACCGTATATATTCATTTATTAACTCCAACCGAACGAGGGCAGACACTTGACGGACAAACAATTAACGCATTGTTAGCGACATTCCAAGTGGATGTCACAACTAACACAAGCAAGTCTGATTGCCGCAAGGTTATGGCAACGGTTATGAATGTTTTTAAAGAAATGAGATTTCAAGGCAAATCATTGCCGGAAACTTCAATAAACAACAAGATACATCACAGCGTGGCACGTTTTAATCGTGTTATCGGTGCGAATGACAGACTAATTTAGCAACAAAGAGCAGAAATGCTCTTATTTTTTTATCCAACAGGAGGTAGACAAATGGCAAATGCAGTAGCAGGATTAAGCACATTAGGCGTTACTTTTTCTTACGGCGTTGAAACAACGGCAGGAACAAAGCCAACAGCCTTTAAGTTGCTTTCAAGAATTAACTCTATTGGCGAGATTACAGTAACACCGGAAGCAATAGACGCTTCGGCACTTGAAGACAGACAGACAAGAAACATTGCCGGAAGAGATACTGTATCTGACACAGTTACAGTTACTGTCAACAAAACAGATGAAACTATTGAGGAATGGAAAGCTGTTATTACCGCTTACAATGGTTTAACCGGTGGTAAGAGAATGTGGTTCCAGGAGATTACTCCAGGCATAACAGACGCAGAGTTCTTTGTAGCACAGCCACCATCAAAGCTGCCGATTACAAGTAAGGAGCAGAACGGACTTCTTACAATGGCACTTAACCTTATTATTGAGGAAATGGTAGGTACTGACACAAAGGTAGAGCCTACACCGGGGGAATAGTCAGTCAGTCACTTGATACAACAAATGCTGTTGTGACTGACGAGGAAGAAACAGCGGATTACACACCAATAGGTGAATAACAAGTCAGTAAAGGGCGGTCTAAGGACTGCCCCTTTCCTATAGAAGATATAGGAGGAAAGGAAAATAACTATGGAAATTAAAGCAAATGGAAAAGAATATGCACTTAGATTTAGTTTTGACGCAGCAGAGGACAAAACTATTGTTCAGAAAATGTTCAATTACCTTACGGGCTCTTCAATGTTTGAAGATATAGACGGAAGCCCTATTCAGAGAGCACTTGAAGGAGCAGCGGTAACAATCGGAAATATGCCACAGACCTGTATAGACGCAGTATATGCAGGATGTCTTGAAAAAAATCCTGTAACAAGGGAAGAAGCTAAGCAGATTGCAAGAGCATATTTAAGTGAAAATAAAAAGAATTATAGGGATTTATTCCTTGAAATCATAAAAGCAATGGAAGAAGATGGTTTTTTCGACCTGTCGGGAATAACATCGTCTCTGAACGCAATGACGGAAAACATAGAGAAACAGATGGCGGAAGAAAATCCCGAAAAATAGACATCCATAAGCTAATATGGGAAAAATATTTTCCTGTGGCTTCTGCTATGGGAATTACAATAGGCGAATTTAGGCACATGACACCTACAGAATTTGAATACTGCCTAAAGGGTTACAAAATACGGAGAAATGCACAAAACATAGACTTGTGGACGTATGCTATAACCTATCTTATTCCGGCAATCAAATTCGGGGTAAGAAGTGGAGCCTGGGGAAAAAATAAGGCAGATTTCCCTAACGAGCCTATTAACTTGAATAATAACGAAGAACCAACAGAAGATGAGATTGAGAAGAAACGAAAAGAATTTGCACTGCAAATGAAAACAATGAAAGCTAATTGGGATTTAACACACAAAAAAGAGCAATAAGACAATGGTTTTATTGCCCTTTATTTTTTTATAAAAAGGCAGGTGCAAGGCGTGGAATTAGATTCATTAGAGTTAAAAATACAAGTGCCAGCGACTAAGGCGAATAATGCTATCGACAATATGATAACAAGGCTCGAAAAACTGTTAGGAATATTAAACAGTATTAACGGCACATCATTATCCGGACTTGCGAATGGTGTTAATAGACTTGCGACAGCAATGCAGACAATGAAAAATGTCGGAACGGCAGATTTCACAAGGCTTGCCAAGAATATCACAAAATTAGGCAGCATAAATACTGTTTCATTGAATAATACGGCTAGTTCGTTATCACATATCACAAGAGCGTTTAGCAATTTGGCAAGTGTTCCACAAAATGCCGCAAGCATAGGTGCTCTTGCACAAGGTATAAGCAGACTTGGAAGTAGAAGTGTTCAAAATGCGGCGGTTAATATTCCAAGACTTACAGCAAGTCTCATAACAATGCTACAGCAACTGTCAAGAGCACCGGCGGTAAGTAATGGAGTGATAAGACTTGCGGATTCGCTTGCCAATCTTGCGTCCCAAGGAAGCAGAGTTAATACGGCTTCTGCAAGCCTTCAAGGTTCACTAAATAACACAGACAAGGCTACAAAGAGAACCCACAAAGGAGTAAAAAGCCTTGCTTCTATTTTTGGTAAACTATATGCTAACTTCTTTTGGGTTATAAGAGGTATGAAAAGCCTTTGGAAGTCTATAGAGGGTACCGCAGACTACATAGAGGCATTTAACTACAAAGCCGTAGCTTTTGGAAAGATAGGTTCTGAATGGGGCAAAGAATACGAGAAATACGGCTACAGTAATGCGGAAGATTATGCAAATAGTTTTTCGAAAAGAGTTGATGAACTCTTAGGCAAATTATCCGGATTAAGTGTAGATGTTAAAGGCGGATTAATCAAAGCGGATTCCGCTAAAAACCTCGGACTTAACATACAAGAGATTACACAGTATGCTTCACAGTTAGCTTCTGTTACTAATTCATTAGGACAGACAGGCGAAGCAACAACAGCTATAACAAAGTCAATGACAATGTTAGCAGGCGATATAAGCTCACTTTTTAATGTTGACTACTCAACAGTAGCCACAAACTTACAAAGTGGCTTAATAGGTCAATCAAGGGCTCTCTATAAGTATGGTATTGATATTACCAATGCTACATTGGCGACATACGCTTATAATTTAGGCATAACTAAGAGTGTAAGTGAAATGTCACAAGCTGAAAAACAGCAATTAAGATTTATTGCAATTCTTGACCAATCTAAAGTATCTTGGGGCGACTTAGCAAACACTATCAACAGCCCTAACAATATGCTTAGACAGTTCAAGACAAACTTGTCTGAAACAGGAATGGTATTAGGACAAATCTTTGTTCCAGCGTTGCAAAAAGTAATGCCTGTTGTAAATGGCGTAACAATAGCTTTCAAAAGACTTCTTGTCAGTATTGCTCAATTTGCAGGAGTTAAGATTGATTTTGAGAGCTTTGGACAAAGCGGCTACAAAGATACAACAGACGGATTGGAAGATGTTTCAAACGGCTATGACGGAGTAGCTGAAAGTGCGAAAAAAGCCGCTATTTCTCTTATGGGCTTTGATGAAGTAAATAAACTTTCTGAAAACAGTGATAGTAGCGGTAAAAACACAGGAACCGGGGATATTGACTTAACAGATAAAATTGTCGAAGCCACAAGCGAATACGAAAAAGTATGGCAGAAAACCTTTGACAATATGAATAATAAAGCCAATGAATGGGCGGATAAATTTGAAAGCAAACTTTATTTCCTCAAGAACATAGGCAAATTAATCGCTAACGGCGAATATTATAAAGCTGGAGAAACGATTGCTAAAAAACTTAGCAACGGTATTCACTCTTTTGGATGGGATAAGACAGGAACATTCATTGGAAAAAGCATTACTAACACGTTAGATTTAGTTGCCGGATTTACAAATAACTTTAATTGGAAACGGCTTGCAAGTGACCTTACTTCTTTAATTAACAATGCAATAAAGAATATCAAGCCTAAGAGTTTTGCAAGTGCTATTAACGGCATTTTGAACGGAATATGGGATTTTGTAACAACCTTTTTCAAGACACTTAATTGGAAACAGTTTGCTAGCTTTATCGGGCACCTTTTACAAGAAATTGATTGGGGAACTGTAGCAAAAATAGGACTTGCCGTAGGAATGGGTAAGTTAGCAAAGACAGCCGCAACAAGTTTCTTTAGTGGTTTTAAAGCTCAAATGTCGGTTAGTAATCTGATGGGTGGAATTGGAAGCGTAGCCACTTACGCAGGTACAAAGGTAGGAAGCGCATTTATAGCTGGGCTTACTTCTCCGTTTGGGGCAGTTGCGACAATAGTAGGAGGAGTAACTGCGGCGGTTCTGATACATGAGAGCAAATATTACAGTAGACTTGCTGAACTTTATGAAAAAGCTAGAGGGGAAGTTGATGAAATAACACAGAAGTTTGTTGATGACATTAACACCTCAAATGACAAAATAAAAGAACTTGCTAACGGAATTTACGATTCATTCCAAAAAAACGACACAAACACGCAAGCTGACAAGCTCAAAATAATAGCAGATAAATACTTTGAGTTAGCGGATGGTGCTGACAAGAGTACGGAAGCCTTAAAAAAACTTGATGAGTACAAGAAAATACTTATCGAAGAGGGCGGAGAACAGTTCAAAACGATACTTGAAGATGAAAACAGCAGTTTGGATGACCAAAAAGAAAAAATCTACGATGTCATAGACGCATTGAAAGCAAAAGGTTTACAGGAAGCTGCATCAAAGGGAATAACTGAAACAACAGACCTCATTATGGAACAACGTAACACTTATGACAAAAGCAAGAGCGAAACGAAAAAAGCACAACAGAAAGCGGTTAATCTTCAAGCTGAATATCAGATTGGGCAAGACCAAATGAGGACATACCTTGCCGAACATTACAAATATGGCAATTTTCAACCTATATTAAGTAAAGACGGTAAAAAAGTCATTCAAGATACGGCAGAAGTAGCAAATAAGTTTTGGGATATGTACGACAAGTACGCAGACGAAGCATTTAACGATACATTACCAAACGGACTTAGAAAGTCAGATAAATATATAGCAGAAGTTATCGCTAGTAGTAAAAACGTAGGAAAGCAGTGGCGAGATGCTACTGCAAACTATGAAGCACTTAATGAAAAATACAGGGAAAGTGCAGACGTATTGGCAAACCTTGAGACACAGCTTGATTATTATACTTCTATTGCGAGCGGAGCAATAGACACCCAAACATCACTGTATGCTTACCAGGAGCAAAAAGCCAGCGATACAAAGACACGTTATAAGGAATTAGCTGAAAACATAACAAGCGTAAGTGACGTTTTGAAAAATACAGATGCCACTAGCCAAACAGTTTCAAGCAAAATGGAAGAAGGCTTTAATCCGAGTAAATGGAAGGGAATAGGAACAACTTCCATAAGCAATTACATTGGTGGAATAGGAGACCCTGCTAAGACGCAGTATGGTATTCAAGTAGCGCAACAAGTGGCACATAAAATAGCGGGACCATTTAACACAAAATCAGATTTTGCAAGCTATGGTAAGTACAGTATTCAAGGTTACCTTGAGGGATTAAAAGCCGAATGGGGCAACAGAGTTAAGAAAGGCTTAGAAACCGTTACAGATGGAATTAAGAACATCTTCAAAAAAGGATTCAAAATTTCTTCACCATCAAAACTCTTCAAGCAATATGGTAAATGGACACTTGAGGGATATGACATTGGCTTTGAAAATCAAGCCAGAGAAACCTATCAGATGGTAACAGGTTGGAGCGACAGGATTGCTAGTGTTCCTGAAAGCCTTGGAGAATATAATGCGGACTATTCTGCTAGTTACAGCAATGAAGTTACTGCTGAATACAGTTCATCAGAACAGGTGGCACTTATGCAGGAACAAAACCGCCTTTTGAGAGAGCTGCTTGACAAGGAAACTGTAATTGTTCCAAATGAAAACGGAATTTTCAATACTGTTAGAAGACAAGCCAATGAGTATGTAAGGCAAACAGGCGACTTGCCTTGGACAGTATAAAGGAGGAATAGGATGTTTTTAGAAATCAATGATGTGGATATTTCACCTTATATTAAGTCCTTGCAGCCAAGTCACGAACCAATATGGAACAGCAAGGCAGGGCGAAGCATAGACAGCGAAGCAACGTTTGTCGGAAGAATTGTGGCAAGAAAATGGAAGCTACAGGCAAAAACGATACCTTTATCGCAAGAAAAAGTAGCCAAGATAGTCGGATTGTTAGAACAGTCCGACTTTTTTAGTGCAAAATTCATCCCGACAAATGGAACTGATTTTATTAAAAAGAATTTTTACGTCGGCTCTATCAGTACACCGGTTTATAGTTACAACAGTGAATTGTCAAACGTAAGATACAGTGAATTATCATTCGACATTATAGAAAGGTAGGCAAATGAATATGGCTTATACAAACTCACAAATTGCAAAAATGTACAATGACATTCAGGCAATCAAAAAATACAAATTTAAGGCAAATACGGCGTTCGTAATAATAAAAAATGCAAAGGTGCTTAAAAATGCCATCGAGCTTTTTGATGATGCAAGACGTAACCTCTTGGAAACGCATGCTGAAAAAGATGAAATGGGAAATGCAAAGATTGAAAATGGCAATTATGTTATTTCCGATAAAGAGGAATTTGCAAAGGAATTTATATCTTTACAAAACGCCGAACAGGACATAGTTTTCTCAAAAATTAAATTGTCGGATATTTCAGAAGTTGAGATAGAAGCAGAATTAATGGAGACAATGAGCGAATTTATTGAAGAGTAGGTGGTTGAATGTATTCTACAAGTGAAGCATTAACAAACGCAATCATTAACGGCGAACCAATTAATAAAGAATTACGATTACTTGACAGCGACGGAGTGGTTATCAAAACCATTAAGTCGCTTAAATTATATAGTGGAAGTAACAGTACAAGCAGAATACAGATAGGTTCGACCAATTCTTCTTACATAGAAGCAAGTATTGAATATGACAAGGTTCTTGCAAACAGGGAAATGGCATTATATTGTGGTATTGATAGTGAAATGATACCAATGGGTATATATAAGATAATGCAAGAGCCATCGGAAGATGACGGAATAATTTCATTCAAAGCCTATGACAGAATGAGACTTCTTGACAAGCCATATGAACCGACAGTAGCTATCCCTAACGACTTTAAAAATGTTGTGGATGACATTGCTAAACAGTGTGGCGTTACAGTAAATTTCAGTTACACCGGTGGAACTGTCAGAAATTACATTAAAGGATATACCTGTCGGGAAATGATAGGGTACATTGCTTCTATGTTAGGCATGTTTGCTTACTTTGATAGACAGGGTGTGCTTAATTTTGGGTGGTACAATTTTGGAAAACCTGTTGAAAAAACGCTTAGTTCATTTTGGAGTTTGAAAAAAAACAGTAGTGATTACAAGGTAACAGGTGTTGAATTTATTGTAAACAGCGATACAAAATGGCTTGCAGGTAGTGAGCCTAATATCATTTATTGTTCTAACCCTTTTGCAGACCAAGGGGATGCAGATGTTGTTTATTATGGGCCTATGAGGAACTTAACGTACCGCCCAGCAGAAATCAGTATGCTTGATGATATTCGCCTTGATGTGACAGATGCTGTCAAAGTGACATTACTTGACGGAACCACAATAGTAGTCCCTTGTATGACACTCAATCAAGATTTTACCGCAAGTGAAACAAAAGTTAAAGCGGTAGGAAATGCTGACGGAGAAGCAAGTAATTATTCGGGACCACTCACAACAGCAATGGACAGATTGACAACTGACTTGCTATTAACAAACAGGGTAGTTGCGACCAAAGTTGACGCTGATTGGGTAAGAGCTAACACAGTAACAGTAGACAAAATAACAGCTATACAGGCTGAAATCGACGAAATAAACGCAAATAACATCACTACTGATAACTTGTCCGCAAATGTGGCTAAACTTGGTTATTTGACAGCAGATAGTGCCGTAATCAAGGGCAAATTAGATACAAGTGAGTTATCTGCGGAAGTCGCAAAGTTAGGTTATTTGACCGCTGACAGTGCAGTGATTAAAGGCAAGTTAGATACGAACCAATTATCAACAGAGGTTGCAAAGTTAGGCTATATGACGGCAGATGAAGCGGACATAAAGTATGCCAATATCAAACTCACGAACATTGAAACCGCAAATGTGGCTAAATTGTTTGCAAAAGTCGGATTAATCGACCGTGCAACCGTAGTAGAGGGACATATAACCGGGTATCTTGACAGTGTAGAAGTAAATGCAAACAAGATAACCGCTGGAACGCTTGTTGCGGATAGAATACTTCTTAAGGGTTCAAAAAATGGATTGCTTTATGCGCTTAATAACCTTGGCGAACTGGCAAGCACTACGGTTGACAGCTTAGACGGATATGTGCTTACTGACCGTACAATCAATGCGGATAAGATAGTCGCAAACAGCATAACAGCAAACGAACTTGATGTTGCGAATATATTCGCTGATAATGCGGTAATCTCAACAATTACTTCACAAGAAGCATTTATCAATGCTATCAGTACGAATAGCGTGGTTGTAGGTGCAAAGGAAACCGCTGACGAGATTAAAGAGAATATCTACAGTCCGAACACCACTACGATTGACGGTGGAAAAATCACAACCAATTCCATAAAAGCTGCACAGATTGATGTTGCCAATTTGTTTGCACAAGACATTACCGCAAGCGGAACAATTACAGGTGCTAAACTGTATGGTACATATTTGGAATCGACAAGCGGCAAAATTGCAAACTTTAGCATTACAGAAGAAGGGTTGTATAGAGAACTTGATTGGGTAGAAAATGGACAAACGGCACCTTTCAAAGCGTGGTGCGAAATATATCCTAATTCTTCAGGATATATTAATATGGGAGCCGGGTCAGGAATTTTCAGTTTTGCATCACCAAGCTATAGACAAGGATATTATGAAAAGTACACAGATGATAGCGGAAATGAGACTGTTGAGAAAAAAATATCTTTTGAAACTCATATGTACGGTATGCGTACAGATTATTTTGAAGCCAAAAGGATTAATAGTGACCTAACCTCAATACCAACAAATGACGCCGAACCTACTCCGTCTGGATATGAATATACTTACTATAACTTAGGAGAAGATGGAGCCCCTTGGGAAACATTGTATGCACGAAATATTGTTGTTAAAAAATCTCTTAAAGATAATAACGGTAAAATCACAGCCCAAGGTGACATTATCGCAGGGTTGGGGACAGATAATCAAGTGAGCTTACAAGGGTTAAAAGATACAACTACTCAAATAAGAGGCAAGTCTATTTTCAGTATTAATAATTATGGCACAGGAGCGTCAAAAACAGGTAGTTCAGTATCGCTTTGGAAAGATAGCGCAACTCTTACTCACGGGTTTTACATTGCGATTATTTCGGCAGTAATATCAACAAATACTGGCACTAGCCGTATTGAATTATTAGCCAACGGCAATGCACTTGTGGCTGCACGTACAAATTCAACCACTTATGAAAGAGTGCTTGCAGTACATAATTTTGGTGTTAGTGGTGAGCAAAGTTTTAATTTTAAATTAGTAGCAAAAAGCCAAGACGCTAGCTCAACTGTTACTGTTCCTGGTTATAGGACCTATAGTGTCTTGATATTCAAAATTGGTTAGAAAGGCGAAGCAATGAAAGCAATAATCAATGAAAAGTTATACGATACAACAACATCAGAAGTTGTTTACATAGGGAATATGGAAGCCTTGTATAAAACCAAAAATGGGGCGTACTTCAAGACTTCAAGCGAGGGAATACAACCTATGGAAATTGAAGAAGTCAAGGAATATCTTGGAATTAAAGACGTAGACGCCTACGTTAAAGAATTTGGTTCTGTAGATATTGCATAAGTTAAAGGAAAGGAGACTTAATTATGTCAAGAATATTAAAAAGTGGAGAAAATCAGATTACGCAATCCTATCAGCAACATTATGATAAGGTTCATTCAGGGAATGGATGGGCTATCGGTGTTGATGTTGTTAAAAAGACTAATCAATGCGATAGCGTTATCGCACATTCAGATGGAACAGTTGTCAAAGTTATGGATAAAATGACGGGAACAAACTGTGTTCATGACCCGGAGGGAATGGGTTATGGAAATTACGTCATGATACAGCATAAGGACAACTATGTAACCTTGTATGCTCACTTAGGAAGCGTATCAGTCAGAGAGGGACAGAAAGTGTCAAAAGGAACTGTTATAGGATATATGGGTAACACAGGGTTCAGCTATGGTGCTCACGTTCATTTTGAGGTGAGAAAATATAAGAGCCTTAATGTGACAATCGGTATTCACGATACAAGGAACTTTGATTGGCTTAATCCCGAACCTTACCTTGATGCAGACTTGCCAGCCACAGAATCCGGCAAAAACGTTGTAGGTTTCTTGGATGTGGCTAAAATGGATGGCAAAGACAGATTATTCGTTAGTGGTTGGACTTATGGCGGAAGTGGGAATGTCAAAATCAAAATATCCAAAGTTGGTGTAAATTATTATCTTTACGATATAAAGGCTAATCAGTCAAGAATAGATGTATTGGAGGCAGGTTACCCAACCGACAAAGTGGGATTCAGTGATACTTGCCCGGTTGCATTAGCCGACGGCACATACAACGTAGAAGCATACGTTGATAACGTTAAGTTGACAAACACTAAGCAGATTACAGTTAAGACAGAACTTGCAAGATACAGCTATGCTTCTTACCCAAGCACAAGCAATGACTATTACAGAGTTAGAAAATCGTTTAAAGACGAAAAGTCCTCAAAAGGCTCATTCCACTCATTCACATTAGCTTTTGACGAATGGGGCAGAAACAAGGCAAAAGACTATCACATCTACGATAAAAGCGGCAGGCAACTTGATTAATTGCAAAATAAAAGATGTTGTGTCGAAACTTGCGAATTGAACCGCCTTTAATCGGTTCTCTGAACGTGATAAATTAAAAAAGTCCTCTAAGGGGACAATTTCAAGTTCTGGTGGGGCAATATTTGATTGGCGTTGGTATTGCCCCTAAAAAAGAAAAAGGTAAGGAGATTTCCTTACCTTTAATTTATGATTGCTTTTTTCTAAAGTGACAATACAAAGAAGTTGCAATCCCTAATAAAGAAGAAACTATAATCATATAAAAACCAACTGTTTTTTCGATTGGTGGGGTTGTGCCAATAGCATTAAACAATTTTTCAGCTTCCGGGGTATACCCTATTCCTGCCGAAGAAAAAACTAATGCACAGATAAAACTAAAAACTGCACCAATAGGGGCTTCTTTATATAAAAACATAAATGCAGCTAATCCGGCTATAAGACAACAACATCCCTCAGGAATTGATATTTTAAAAAGGTTATAGCTTACTCCCAATGTTTTAGCAAATGGAACAAGTGTACCAATGATTATTAAGGCACAAAGAAACATTCCAAAGTAACTTGCTATCTTATATTCTTTCTGATTATACTTTTCCTTTGAATAATGTATAATGCAATACGGACATTGCATATATGTTTCTTTTCTGATTACGGCTCCGGTATAATCTTTAATTTCTCTTTCGTATGTGTGCATCTTATTCCCACACCTTTCACATATCACATCATCCATATAAACCTCTCCTTAGTCTTTTATAAAGTAAACTGTCGAAACTTGCGATTTGTTTATCATCACAGTAAAAACAGTTATGATATATTTATAAAGTAAATTATATGACAGCATTTTGTTATTGACAATATAGAACGTTTGTTCTAATATTAGGTTATCGCTATTTAGTTGTATTTTGGGAGGGTCGAAATGGAAAAAGAAAAAATGGATAAAAAAGAAGAACTCCTACATGATATTATATCAATAATAGAAGTTCTTCCGGTTTGCGAATGTCAAAGAATTAAGGATTACTTGTCGGAGTTATACTTTTCTTGACATTCAATTAAGCTGTTTAACAAATTAAGTACAACCTTTTTATGCCCACGCGTAAGTTGGTTGTATTTTTTTATTACTTTTGCTTCTTCTTCGCCTTGATGTTCTTGCTTATAAGTGAGGTATTCTTCTTTACCCCATTCGGTAAGACTTTCCGGTAGCACTCTTAAAGCATCGGCTATCTTTTTTAACATCTCAACATCAATTTTCTTGATGTTACCAGCTTCGTATTTTTGTACAGTAGCTTCTGTCAATCCGATTTTGTCAGCTAGTTCTTTAAGAGTAATATCTTTTTCTTTTCTGTATTTCTTTATATTGTTACCAACTCTTGTGCAAAACTGTGTACTCATTGCTCTCACTCCTTTCTTTTGTTATTGTATTATAATACTATCATACTATGATAAAAAAGTAAACAATTTTATAAAAAAACTATCATAACATTATTGACAATACTATCGTGGTGTGATAGTATACTATCATAGCAAGCAAGGAAGGAGGAAACATAAATGAATTTACCAAAACTCAAAGGCGCTATCAGAGAACGCGGCAGAAACTACAACCAGTGCTCAACAGCTATCGGCAAAAGCATTACAACTTTTAATTCAAAGATGAATGGAAGAATCCCTTTTACCATTGTTGAGTTGGAAGACCTTGGAAACTATCTTGAAATGACAGATAGTGAAAAAACTGAAATTTTTTTACGATAAAACTATCATAGTGTGATAGTTTTATAGAAATTAAAGAAAGGAGAACGAAATGAACGAATTACAGATTTTTAATTCGGAAGAGTTTGGAGAAATCCGAACCATTACTAAAGATGATGAACCTATGTTTTGCTTGGCTGATGTATGCAAGGCATTGGAAATCACACATGTTACAGATGTGAAAAATAGGCTTAAACAAGATGGGGTCGGTATTGCCGAGGTCATAGACAGTTTAGGGAGAAAACAGAAAGCCACATTTATTAATGAAAGCAACCTTTACAGGACAATCTTTCAGAGCCGTAAAGAAAGTGCGGAAAGATTTACAGATTGGGTCACATCAGAAGTTCTTCCGTCAATCAGAAAGAATGGCGGCTACATAGCAGGGCAGGAAACATTGTCTGATGAAGAACTTATGGCAAAGGCACTTCTCGTAGCACAGAATAAGATAATTGAAAGAGATAAGATAATCGAACAGAAACAGGCAAGAATTGAGAAGATGAAGCCTAAAGAGATTTTTGCTGATGCAGTATCTGCAAGCCATACTTCAATCCTTGTTGGAGATTTAGCGAAGCTGATATGTCAGAACGGCTATCAGATAGGGCAGAAACGATTATTTGATTGGTTGAGAGTTAATGGGTATCTTATTAAAAGAAAAGGTGCTGATTGGAATATGCCAACGCAGAAATCTCTTGAATTAGGGCTGTTTGAAATCAAAGAAAGCACACATATTGGCGGAAACGGCTGCAATGTTACAACAAGAACTCCTAAAGCTACTGGGAAGGCTCAAATTTATTTTATAAACAAATTTCTAGGAAGTGAGAAAAATGAGAGATTTAACTAATTGTAGATTTGGCAGGCAGATAGCCATAAAACCAGTCGGGAAAAATAGATATGGAAATATTTTATGGTTATGTAAGTGCGATTGTGGAAATGAGCATATTGTTGCAAGTGGGAGGCTAATTCAAGGGAAATCTAAATCGTGTGGTTGTTACGCTAGAGATATTCATGCAAAAGAGCTAAAGCAACATGGACTTACCGCAGGTGGAAAACCTCGAACATTTACAATTTGGAACGGAATGAAGTCAAGGTGTTATAACCCTAATGCCGTATCATATAAGAACTACGGAGCAAGAGGCATAAAAATATGTGACGAATGGCTGACTTTTGAGAAATTTCATAATTGGGCAATGTCAAATGGATATGCGGATGGGTTGGAAATTGACAGAATTGATAATGAAAAGGGATATTACCCTGAAAATTGCAGATGGGTGAGCAGAACTTTCAATAGAAAACATCAAAGAAAAACAAGATATTTAGAAATATTTGGCGTGAGGTTGAATATTTCTGAATGGTGCAAAGAGGCAAAAATGTCAAAGAGTACCGCATACAAATATTTAAGTAAAAGCGATGAGACGTTTATTAAAGAAATTGAGAAAAGAATCAGAACCGGCAAAGGGCAGGTTTATTTCGTTAATAAGTTTCTGAAAGGAGCCAAGAATGAAACAGCCTAAAGCCTTAACGAGAGACCTGAAAATTGCCGTATCTGCCTATGGACTTATTCCTAGTCAGTGGATGTTGCTTAAAGATGACGGTGGAAGCTATGTAACGCTTATAAGCAAAGACGGCAAAAAGCAGAAAACGATTGATAGATACGCAAGGACAAAGAAAAGATGAATAAAAGAATAATAATTAATATTTCCGCAGCTGCACTTATGATTATTCCTATTGCAATAGGGAAGATAAAAGCAACCAAGACGATACCTGCTGAAAACGAAACAGTTGCTTGCGAGATTGAAACGGAAACCTTTGAAACTGAAAAAGCAACAGAATATTTTACCCCAGATTACAATTTGGGAAACGAAAAAGATAAATACAGTTTCATTCCACTAAGCAAGAGCGACAGAGAAATAATAAGAAGTTCCTGTGAAAAATACAACATTGACTATGACTTGATGTTAGCTGTAGCAAAGCAGGAAAGTTGTTATCGGATGTCGGCATATAATCCTGTATCTGGAGATTATGGGATGTTTCAGATTAACGCCAAAACTTGGAATGAAGCAGCTAATGAGAATGGCTTGTATAACTACAAGTATTCCCTTGAAGATAATTCCGAGATGGCTTGTTACATTATGAGCCTTTGTATGGAAGAAGCTAATGGGGACATCCGGATTGCTTTGAATTATTACAGAACAGGAACACCTAATGCGAAGTATGAAGCAGAAAGCGATTATGCAAGCATTATTTTAGAAGAATTGGAAAAAATAAGGAGAATGGAATGATAATAACAGATTTTAACGAAATGTCGATTGGAGATTTAGAAAAAATATCACAGGGATTGCCTATTAGTTTTGTGATTGAAGATGGCAAGATAACCAAGGCAGAAAGGAGAGAAGAATGAATAACGCAAGAATGTCCGGAACAATGACAACTTCCCCTTATTTGCTTTGGACAGCTAAAAACGGAGAAGAATTTTACACTTTTGACTTATCAATCAAAAGAGATAGCGGTATCTACGATATGATTCCTGTGATAGTCAAAAAGGATAACCTTATCGACAGCACCGATGGCAGGATAACCCTCAACGGAGAAATCAGAAGCAGAAATTCTGACAGACACCTGTTAGTGTACTTTTACGCAACGGAAAGTATGGATTATTCAGGGATTGATGAAAACGTAGTTTCTCTTGAAGGTACTGTGTGCATCAAGAAAGAAATTAAAGAAACACCTTCCTCTAAAAAGAAAATTACAGATTTCTCACTTGCTGTTGACAGGAAATATAATTGGAAGTCTGACTATATCCCTTGCATAGCCTGGGAATACAGTGCAGAAGTGATTAATGATGATATTGCCGTAGGTACAGGAATCGGAATTACAGGCAGATTTCAGTCAAGGGATTATATGAAGAACGGCGAAAAGAAAACAGCCTTTGAAGTATCAGTTATGAACCTTGAATGGTAGAAAGGATAGTTTATGAAATTAAAAAAAGTAGTGCTTGAAAACTTTATGTGCTATGCACACGCAGAATTTGATTTTTATGCCATTACAAAAATTATGGCTAAGAATGGCAAAGGTAAGTCGGCTATTGCCACAGCGTATCTGTGGTGCTTGTTCAACTGTGATTATGAGTTAAAGGATAATCCGGTTGCCAGACGAGAGGTTGACGGAAAGTCCGTTGATGATATGGACACAAGTGTTGAACTTGTACTTGATGTTGACGGAAAAGAAGTAACTATGAAGAAAGTACAGGTCCGTACCTATAACAAAGATAAGACAGGCTATAAGGATGATAACTCATATTACATTAATGATGTGAGAAAGAACCTTAAGGACTTCAACGCGTATCTTGATGTGGATATGAATGTGTTTAAGATGTGCAGCAACGTAAATGCATTTCTTAATCAGAAGCCGGAAGAAATGAGAGAATATTTATTCGGTCTCGTAGGCAATGCTACAGACCTTGATATAGCTTCACAGAAAGCTGAATTAGCCGAGTTAGTTCCTATGCTTAATAAGTATACAGTTGAAGAATTATCCGCTATGAATAAGGCTACCAAGACCAAGATTACAAAGGATTTGCCTATTCTTGACGGACAGATTAAGGAAAAGGAAAGAGATATACAGCTTAAACAGGCTATTGAAGTATCTGACCTTGAACTTATGAAGAATGGGCTTAAGGAACAGATTGCTGATTGCGTGGCAAAGCAGACTGATAATGACAAACTGATGGCTGAATATGACAAGTCTAGTGCTGATATTCTTGATTTGAAGTTTAAGCAGGGAGATTTATTACGCAAGGCTAATGAGGAAAATGTTAAGGCTAGGAGAGAGATTGAGGACAAGATTTCTGATAAGCAGTTTCTTATTAGACGGACGGAAAAGACCATTGAGTATCAGCAGAATACCATTGAGTATCAGCAGAATACCATTGATAGCATAAATAAGAATTTACAAAATATAAGGAATGAATGGAAAGCAGAGAATGAACGCAAATTTGACGAAACAAGCCTTATTTGTAGTTGCTGTGGACAGGAATATCCAGAAGATAAAAAAGAACAGATTAAGGCAGATTTTGAGAGCCACAAGGCAGAAGAACTAAAGCTTATCACATGCAATGGTAACCTTTTTAAAGACAAACTTGATAAGAATAAGAAGATTCTCAAAGATTTACAGAAAGAGTTGCCACAGCATAAAGAAAGTCTTGAAATGCTTAACACAGCTATTGCAGACCTTGAAAAGCAGTTATCAGAACTTCCGCAGAAAATTGATGTAACAACTACAGAAGAATACAAGGCACTTGAACAGCAGATTGCTGAAAAAGAAGAAGCTATGCACAAAGCTAATGACATATCGGCAGTTAAGGCAGAATTAAAGGCGCAGGAAAATGATTTAAGGCAGCAGTTAGCAGAATGTGAAAGTCAGATTGCAAAGTTTGATACGGCAGCAGATGAACAGCGACTTGAAGAATTAAAGCAGGCAAGGATTGATTCTGAACAGAATAAAGCTAATGCCGAGAAAATCCTTGATTTACTTGACGAACTGGACAAGGCAAAGAATGAAGCCTTGACAGAAGCAGTAAACAGCCATTTTGGGTTAGTTAAGTGGCAGTTGTTTGAATATGCTAAGAATGGCAATTACAAGAGTTGTTGCATACCGACTGTTGATGGAAAATCAATTCTTACCACTATGAGTAACAAGGGTAACAGGATTTTAGGCAGAGTTGACATTTGCAATTCTATCCAGAAGATTAGCGGTATGTCAGTACCTATTATCTTGGATGATTCAGAGTCTCTTGATGAAGAGAATCAGAAGAAAGTTGCTGAAATGGTTGATAACCAGCTGATTATGCTGATTGCTAATAATAGTGAGAAATTAGAGATTGTGGAGGGATAATATGCAGGTCGAAGGCATATATGTACTTACAGTAAGCGATGAAGAAGCAGAAGTTATCAAACAGTTTGTATCAGCAATGGAGAGAGTTACTATTGGCGTAGATAATGATGATATTTGGGATATTATGGAAACCATCGCAAACAAACGGACTTCTGGTAGCGTAACAGGCATAAAGATTATGTATGAAGAAAGTGAGGAATAATTATGATTAAAGCAGAAGACGGAAGAGTTATATTTGAAGGCGAAAGAGACAAAGTTTTAGCAGAGGCAGCTACTGTTTTGCGTGTACTTAAAGAGTCCGTTTCAGAGGAAGATTACAAAATGGTGATTGGGCTTGCTGATAAAAGTGAGAAACAGATAGAAGACGAATGCGAGAAAATGAAAGAAGAACTCAAAAAGTTACTTGGATTATAGGAGGATTAATTATGGCAGAAACAACAGCAGTAGCAGAAAGCGAAAAGAGAGAGCTTGTCGCTAAGGATTTTACAGAGGGAATGGTAATGAAAGTCAGAGAAAAAGAGAAGTTCGGGCTTACATTTCCAAAAGATTACAATTACACAAATGAGTTTATGTCAGCAATGCTGATATTGCAGGATACAGTAGATATGAACAAGAAGCCTGTATTACAGAGTTGCACAAAGGCAAGTATCGAAAACGCACTTGTAGAAATGGTTACAAGTGGCTTATCAATGCAGAAGAAGCAGTGCTATCCGGTTGCCTGGGGCGGTAAGCTGCAGTGTCAGAAATCTGTATATGGAAACACTTGCATTGCTAGGAGATACGGGCTTAAAGACATAACAGCAGAGGTTATCTACGAGGGCGATACATTCGAGTATGAAATCGTTAATGGCAAGAAAAAGGTTATCACTCACAAGCAGGACTTTGAGAATATTGACAACGATAAGGTCAAGGGTGCTTACGCAATAGCCACTATGGATGATGGAAGCATTCTCACAGAAGTTATGAATATCAAACAGATAAAGCAGGCTTGGAAGCAGGGATATGGCTATAAAGAGAACGGAAACGGAACGCATCAGAAATTCACAGACCAGATGGCTATGAAAACAGTTAAGAACAGACTGTTAAAGCAGATTAACAATACTTATGGTTCTTTCTATGACGGAAATTACGATAATGAGGAAGAATTGCCTAGTTATGATGAGCGTATGCAGGCTGATGTTGATTATGATATTGAACAGAATGCTAACAGCGTAGATTTTGTTGAGGGTGATATTGTTGATGACGTAGTTGAAGATACAGCCATAGAAACAACCGAAGAACAGGCAGACAGCACATTACCGCCATTTATGCAGGAGTAGCTTATGAACAATCCGTGCAGAAAGTGTGAGTTTTGCTTTATTTATAAGAACCACCACTATCCTAATAATAGTATTTGCTTATGCTGTGATAAGCGTAAGAAGTATGAAGAATATAAGCTAAGCAAGCGAATGTTTGTGGCAGGAGATGTGATTACCACTCTTGATGAATTATTACAGCAGGAATGGGTTATGTGGTTTGGCAGAGCAAGACATATAGAAATTATAAAAAGTCTTCAACTTAGATGCGTATTGCAGCTTATTAAAGCAGGATATTTTAAAAAAGCGGTCAGAAAGGAGTTTTTCAAATGAGAGTAATATCGCAGGACGGTAATGTTGATTTACCTTATGAAAAAACATTGATATTTCACGCTATGGAGGCTGTATTGGCTAGGTGTGAGGGATATGACAAGGAAATTGTATTAGGTGAATACGGTTCTAATGAAAAGGCTTATAAGGTTATAGAAATGTTGAGAGAGCAATACAAGGCACTTGAGGTTCTTAAAGTTTTAGCAAACGGAACGGAGGAACATATGGAAAAATCTTTCAAACCTGATGAGTTTGCAGAGTACAACCGGGCATATCGTGATATGAATGTTTTTCAGTTTCCACAGGATGATGAAATCGAGGTGTGAGTATGGATGAAGAATGGAAGTGGATAAAAGGCTTTGAGGGGCAATACCAGATTTCCAATTACGGAAGAGTAAAGAGTTTTAAAAAGACAGAGGGCGGATATATTCTATCAAATCAAAATGCAACAAGAGATTATCTTCGCATTGTTTTAAGAAATTCTGTAACTAACAAAAAGAAGTCAATAGCAATACATCAATTGGTTGCAGAACATTTTATAGGAGACAGGCCGCAAGGATATCAAGTACACCATAAAGACGGAAATAAGCAAAACAATATCGTTTCAAATTTGGAATATATTCATCCAAAGAGGCACAGAAAAGAAACGGAAAAAACGCATCCACAAGTGGTTACAGGAATTGTTAATTATAACAAATATGAGAAACCAAGAAAAATATGCCAATACACTAGGGACGGGGTATTACTTGCTACATATGTAAATGGAGAAGTTGCAAGTAGGATGACAGGAATATGTCAGAGGAATATTTTACAAGTAGCCAATAAAGAACCTTTTAATAATAAAGGCGGTATTAGAAAACAGGCGGGCGGATATATTTGGAAACTTGCAGATGAAAGCGAGGTGATGTAATGCTCAAATTGAAATGTTGCGGAACTGGAAGTAAAGGAAATTCTTATGCTCTTATGTCGCAAAACGAAACGCTTATTCTTGATGTA